ATCTCATGTCTATTAGTTTATTTTTATAATGTATATATTATATTGAAAAACTCATTTTTTTTTACATTTTTAAATTTTTTTTAATAATCACAGTCAAAATAGTCTAAAGTCTCACCAGTTCTACTATTAATGAATAATAATTCATCTCTTCTTACTAATTGATATTCGTAGTGAATTCCGGTCTTAAATAATGTTCTAATAAATGGTATATCAATACCTTTATTTATTGTATCCTGATTAACCATTAAACAAAGAACTTTTTTATCATCTTCTGGATTAAAATTAGTAATCTTCTCTAAATCATCATGATCTTTACTCAAACCTGTTTTACCATAACAAATAAATTTAGTCTCTAATTTTTCACCACTAGGTGTATAAGTCATAAAAATATTATCACCTATTTCAACATTAGATTCTTCTTTTAAGAAAAGTCTAATCCAAATATAAATCTTTTGTTCCTCAATTACTTTCATATCTGAGCCCATATTTGAATACCAATCTTTAACCTCTTCGGTATTAATTGTTTTTATCTTTTCAACTAAATTATCATATCTTCCCATATTAATAATTATTTTATATAGCTATCTCTAGCTTACTTTCTATTTTTTTAATACCATCAGTATTAATGATTTTGAAATCATCTACTATAAAATCATAAAATGACTTATCAGAAACTAACTCAATTCTAGGTTGTTGTTCTAATGATGCTCTATTTAATAATTCAGATGCCGCATCAAAGTGTCTATCATAGACATGAAGATTTTGAACAAAATGACAAAACTTACCTACTTTATAGCCTAAGTGTGAAGCAACCATCATTTGTAAAGCCACATACTGAATTTTATTTATATATCCAGCCATGATGTAGTCGTTACTTCTTTGATTCAAAGTCATATCTAAATAGTACATATCATTAATTTTTCTAACTGACCAAATAGTTTCATAAGCACAAGGATGTAAACCTTTAGTTTCAGCCATATCAGACTCTTGATACATATTCATTATATGTCTTCTTGAAAAAGGATCTTCTTTCAAGGACTTCAATAGCTTATTCATTAAGTCATATCTTTGAACAGTAGCACCATATCGCTGACCAATTGTTTCATCACCAACATTCCATTCATCCCACCAGTTAATACCCATTTCTCTAGCAACTTCTAATGAGTTAGATTGTTTTTGATAAATCCAAAGTATCTCTCTGATACCGGTTTTAATTGCTGTGTTTCTTAATGTTGTAATTGGAAATTCACCTTTTGATAAATCATATTCTTCAAATATCTGAGTAATAAATTTACTATGACCTGGTTGACCATCAACATATTTTGGTCGAGGATTCTCATCCCAAGTTCCATCACCATCTTTAAGAACAATTCGATTTAGATTATCAATGTAATACTTATCTGCTTTAATCATTTTAATACTTTATTTATTTTTTGATTTCTAATTATTACTTTTATAATATCATTAACATTAGACAAATCACTAATATCATTAATATCATAAAAATTAGATTCTTCGGGTAAATTTTTGAAATTCTCACTTAAACAAGTTACAATTTTAGAAGTATCTATTTCTGATAATAAATCAACACAAGATTTTGGCAAGTAATCAATATCATCTATAATTAGAAAATTATACTTTCTTTTTTCAGATAGTTCTTTTACAACTTCTATTACTTTATAATTATTGACTTCATCAAATGTGTTTATAATTCTATAATCATTAAAGATGTCATTAAATCTATCTTTAGTCTCAATATCACCTGTACATGATAAGAAAAATAGTTTTAATCCTACTTTATTAAAACTATTAGAAATATTAAATAGAAACTCTGTTCTACCAGAAATTCTATCACCATGTATAATATTGAAATTTTTATCAAACATCAATTATTATATTAAATAATAGAAATATGTTTTAGTATGGACAGTTATCTTTCCATTTTTCATCGAACCAGAAGGTTCTACCAGTCTTATCTCTACAAGAAATACCTTTTTGATAAAAAACCCATTTTTTGAATTCCTCAAAGTCTGTATCAAATGGATTCTTCCAATCTTGTAACTGACCACCATTTAGTTCATATGCCTTCATAGGAATATCCTTACACATATCTAAAACTTGTGGATGTGATTTAATAACAGTTCTAGCCGTTTCAAATGGATTAACATCTAAGTAATAAAGAATTGTACTTCTTAAATAGTTACCAATACCATTAAAGTATTTCTGGTCTAATAAAGCCTCACAGATAGGCTTATCAAATACTTTTTTATCCAAGTTAGACATAATTACACTCTTGAAAGAATCAAATTCTTTAGTTGGATCGAATCCTCTTTTAACCCCAGTAAATCCACCAACTCTATACTTAGGACCCATATAAAGACCATAAAGAAGTAGTGAATTACCATCGGTAGTATCTAATCTCATTCTGGTGAACTTTCTATCAGACCAAGTTTCTGTTGGTGTGAAAAGCCAATTACCAGACATACCCATAAAAACGGAGATACTAATATCAACATCATCTTGATATAATCTCAGTAACAATTCTTTACCATTAGAAACGGATTCAAGTTTAAAGTTTTCAATTAGATTGGAATCAACGGGAATATTTTCTTTTTCAACGTGATATAGTTTTGTAAATGTTTTGTCTTTGACATTCTGATTAATATAATCAGACATTATTTTTAGTTCTGCTAGTTCAGGCATATAAATTTATTTAGAATTTTATGATTAAAATTGAAAAAGTTGAAAAAATCATTTTTTATTTAAAATATATACATTAATAAAAAAAAATATATTATTATGAGAATAAAGAATTTTACAAATTTTAACTCAATAAACGAAGAATTTGTTCCAAAGAAAATTACAAAAGATAGCAGAACAGAAGCTTTAGCTGGATTATCTAGTACATTAGATAAAAATAAACTTGAACAATTAAACCACCTTTTGTTAGCTATTGCTGCTTTCTATTCAACTGAAAGTCTAACTACATACAACAAAGAAACAGGGGCTAACATTTTCCCTACAACTGCTACAGAAGTAAGAAAACACTATGATGAATTCTGTAAAGGATTAGATGTTGACCAATTTCAAATGTTAACAGTTGTTTTATCTTCTTTTGCTAAAGATTTAAGAATTGACTCTGAAAATATTGCTTTTCAATCTAGAGCTAAATTAAGCGCAATGAATTCGGAAAAAGCACCGGTAGAAGCAACAACAGGAGCTGGAGCATCAATGGCTAGAGAAAGCTACAAATCTCGTAGATAATTTTAATTAGGATATAAATAAAAAAAGAGTGACTAATAATCACTCTTTTTTATTTTAAACTAACTCTTCTTCTAAAACTCTTTTTCTTTGTGGTTTATATAAAGTTTCTTTAACTTCAGGTAGAATTTCAATTTGTACTATTTTTTTTCTTCTTAAAGAAGGCAAACCAGGTTCAAATCGAAAATTAGCAAATCCTGGCTCAGATACAAAATCTAATTTTCCAGAAGGAGAATACCATTCAAAATAAATATTTTTAACTTCTTCTAATAAGAAACCACCCAAGTCATTAATATCTCTAACAGTATAGACCTTTCCTACTTCGGGTTTAATCACACCATCAACTTCAGCATAGAGACCTTTATCATTCACAAATCGGACTCTAGATCCAATTTTAATTTCAACACCTTTTAATAAAATTGTTTTCATAAATTCAAATATAGTAATAATTAATAATGATAAATATAGTAATAATAATTTATATATCAAAATTAATTACAATTTTTTTTAACATATTTAACAAGTATATCGCCGTGACAAGATTTACCACCACCTCCAATATCTTTACACCAACAACCAAGAACTTTATCTTTTAACTCGTGTAAATCATTCATCAATTCTTCATTGGAAAGAAGATATTGTTCATAAGCATCTACGATTGTTTTTCTTGGAGCGCCCTCAGGAAATGATTCACGCAGTTCTTTAGGGTAAGCCCATTTATTATACTTACCATTTGGGAGACGACCAATATAAATATCAAATTGTTCTTTCTTAAAGTGAACTACTCTGATTTTATGGTCATATTTAGGCTTACCCTTAAAGCTATCAAAAAAATCATCCATTATATCGGTAGTTTTACTTTACTTAATAATTGATTTGAAACATGTGTGTGCTTTAACTACATCACCTACTTTAGCTTCAACTAAGATTTCTTTTCTAATTAGTGTCATATTTTTATTTGTATAATTTTTGTTTAACTACTTATAACAACAAATATAAGAAATAAATCTTACTTTGTCTATAGGTTGAATCTTATACATTGGTCTAAGATATATTTAGAGTGTTCTAATTGTAAGTGAGTTGCCAAACCAACAGTGATGTGGAAACCAAAGTAAGGATTAGGATCTAATCCAATAACACTTCTAATGTTTCTAGCATCATCACTATCAGCACCAATCCACCAGTGACCTTTGTGGTTAGCACGAATAAGAGCTGGATCATACTTTACAGTAATTTCTTTACCGTGAAATAATTGACGAGCTTGAGCATACAATTCATCGGATTCAAATCTATCGTTAATGATAGTTAAGTGAGTTCCTCTTAAAGGTTTGTTTAACTTTAAGTTGAAACGTCTTTCAATGAACCAAGCGTAGTAAGCATAAAGTTCACAGTCAAATCTAACCATAGCAGTTCTCTTCCATGAAGACTGTGCTAAGTGCTTCTTGGTGACGTTAACTGGGTCAAATTCTAATATGCCTTTCATTTCTAACATGGAACAAAGATACAAATAAATTTTTATATATACAATAAATAATTAGGTATATGATACTAATAACACTTATATTAACAAATTTGATTTGGGTTGGTTACGCACTAACTGAAGGAGTAAGAGAAGGTTTCTACTGGCACTATGAAAATAACAGTAGAAGAGTATGTAATTTTGATATAAATCCTATCTTTAACCTACAAAGAGTTTTAGTTATGTTAATAACAGGTGGTTTCATGGTACATACACTTGGATGGTTTTCACTACTTAGTTTAGCTTGTATGTTTTTAATGTTTAATTTCTTTCACAACGGAACTTACTATTATACAAGAAATAAATTAGATGGGAGATCTTATCCAAAAAGATGGAAAGATGAGTCTAAAACATTTCCAAGATTTACACCACTAACTACATACAGTAAAAGAACATTAGGTATGGTAATTGGAGTTTTAGCTCAAATATTTATATACCTATTTTTATTATAAAAATTAAATAAAATTATGAAAGATTCAGAATTAATCAAGAATTCCAGTTTATCTCAGGAAGAAATAAACATGTTAAGAGAAAAGTTTTTACACGAATACTCTAAAAACAAAGGTTGGAACCCAAATGAATTATCAACTAATCAAATGTTAGAGATAGTTTCTCAAAAACAATATAAAGCACCTGGTTTAATATTAGGATAAACAAAAAAGAGAACTTTAAGTTCTCTTTTTTTATTAGAATACTAAATGACTAATATCATTTCTCAATTTCTCTTTAATCTTATTCAAAGGAACTGAACACAATTCAGATATCACATCCATAAGATCTGTACGAGAGCCAACAAAGTCATAACAATTTGTTTCATTTTGAACATAACACTTATGACCATTCCAGGTAATACCGTACATATCACCATAACCATTATTTGTTAAATAATTTCTGATTAATTCAGTTTCTTTTTTTATCAAATCAGTAGCAATATACATTTTCTTTGTTTTACCATTTACTGAAAAGTAAGAATAGTATTCTTCTGAATAAACTTCATCATCTGTTGAAAATTCTAAATCATCATCATCATCATCATCTTCATTTGAAATATCATATGGATTTCTTTCAACAGGAAGTGATTCCCAATCAATTAAACAAACAGCTTTACAAAGTCTTTGTAGAAACTCAATATCTTGATACTCACCGGTTGTATGTTCATACATATAACCAACTGAAATATTAGTACACTCTGGTACGATATCCATAAATTGGGCAGAGTCTGTTAAAACACCCGTATCATCTGGTTCAAGTTTTAATCTTTGACCGGTTCCATTTAATCTAAAAGATAATTCATCAGCAAATTCATCAGAACAACAACGACCATACCATTGATGTGTAATAACAGATCCGGTACTTCTTCTATCAAAAGAAACAACTTTAGAAATAGTATAACTGAATTCACTATTTACCCAATTTTGAGCTAATTTACTAGAACCAACACAACCAACTTCCTCGCCAATAAAGAAATAATAAAGACCTGGAACTTTATTCTCAATCATATTAAGAATAACAACCATTCCTGCTTTATCATCGGCTCCTAAAATAGAAGAACCGTCAGTCTTAATTATATTTTGTGTTTGAACATGATTTACTTTTACTTGTTTAGAACAAGCAGTATCTAAATGACAAGTAAACATTGTTGTAGGATCCTCACCAATTAGATAGTAAAAATTACCATAGGCATCTTTTTTAGTACCTTCCGGAAGATATGATTTTAAAAATCCCTCTGTGCCGTGTGGATAAGTGTATTTCGTAAGTTGTAAAAACTTTCTGCGTATTCTCATGAATGTATAATTATATTTATTATACAAATATAAACAACTTATTAACAATTACAAAATTATTCATCATTTTTATTGAAAATATCGTCAATTTTTTTATTACGAATGTAAGATTTTGATAAATTTTCTAAGTTTGAAGTCCATCCAGATATTTTATCAGTTATTGAGTATTCACTGTGATATAATTCTCTAGATTCAATTTTAACATGATAATCATTAACATCCTCAGATGATTTATAATGATACTCTTTGGCTAATATTATATAATCAATATTTAATTTATCAATAACTTGTTTATATTCTATTATTGAAGAAACACTCAAATGCCAAAAATCGAATACTAATAAATCAACTCTAAATAGATTACCTTTATTATTTAATACTTCTGTAAAATCTTCAATATTATTGAAGTTTATTTTAGGTTCCATTAAATATTTAAGTGTAGTAGCAGTAGAGTTTGAACTTCTTGGTTTACAAAATAAGACCGGATTTCTACCCTCCATATCTAAGAAGTCAACTATTTTCTTAACAGCATAAGAAACGTCTGAAGGATTTCCGGTAATATAATTACACCTTTTTATTTCTATCATTTATATTCTTTTTTGTTACATCAACTAAATAGTTGAATTTGTAAAGGAATCTTCTACCTATTAAAACAGGATATCTCATTTTTTTTCTATCTGTTAAAGATACATAAAATTTATATATTGAATCACCAATTGTTAATTTAGTAAATATAGAAAATCTTTTCTGAACTTTACCAAATGAATTTTTAACTATAATAGTTTTGAATTTATTATAAGAAAACTCTTCATTACCAACTGTAAAATATAACTTACCATCTTCAAGTTTTATACTATCAACATGTAAAGCAACTCCATAAGCACCAGTATCTACTTTTGCCTTTATCTTCTCTATTTTAAGTTCCGGAAAAGAAATATTTTCAATTCTTCCTACTTTTTTTTCCATTTTTTGTTAAAAACAATATTTTTTTATATATAACAAATATGATTCTTATTAATAAAGTAACACCATTTGCCAACGAGTCTTATCAAAAAGATTTAATCGAATGTTTAGTCAGCAATTCAGATATTAGTTTTATATCAAATATAGTTGTTTTTTATAATAATACAAATATTGTATTACCAAAAAACAATAAAGTTAAGTTAGTTGTTAAAAATGGCTATACAGATAGAGAAATAATTGAATATTGTAAAAGAATTTATAATGATGATGTATTTATATTCTCAAATCCATTTATTAAATTCAATAATAGTTTAATACACTTAGAAAGAAATTTAGTTAAGCCTATAAAAATATACACCGATTGTTTTATTTTCAATAAAAATATTGAATTGAGAAAAGGTGATAGTATCAACGAACTGGTATTAATATCTGATGTAAATGATAAAATATCAATAGAAAGAAAACATCAATGGACAAGAGAAGTTCGAGATGTGACAACTAATGCTATTAGATTAAATACCTCTTCAAAATCAAGAGGTGTTTTAGAAAAAAATATTAGAAGGAAAGAAGCTTATATAAATAGTAAAATACAAAATAAAAACGAAATATCTAAAATAGATGTGGTTATAGTATCTGTTGATTATAATGATTTTTTAGCACTTACTTTAAAAAACACAACAGACATTTTAAATGTAACTGTTGTAACATCACCAACAGATATCATTTGCCAAGAGTTATGTAGAAAATTTGGAGCAAATTGTGTTATAACGGAAAGAATGTATGAAAAGGGCGCTGTTTTTAACAAAGGCAAGGCTATAAATGAAGGTATAAAATCTTTAAAAAATCCAGAATGGATTATATTATTAGATGCTGATATTTATCTTCAATCTGACTTTTTAGAAGTTTTGAAATCAGCAGAGTTAAACTATCAAAATTTAGTAGTTTGTAAAAGACTAATACTTGATAACTATGATTTATTTTTAGAATGGCAAGATAATAAAAGTGTTGGTAGAGTAGAAAGAGCTAAAGGATTTGGATTCTTTCAAATGTTTAATATTAAAAAATTTCCTAGAAATTTAAAAATATTCCCAGAAAACTCAAACGATGCTAGTTGGAGTGATTTAACTTTCAGAGATTTGTTTAAAAATGAAACAGAACTAAATACAACTGTATTACATTTTGGACAAACTTGTCAAAATTGGCAAGGTCGAAAAACTAATAGATTTATAAACTCTTACAAAATAGAAGAAATATTAGGTAAAAACAATTTAATGAAATCCATATTGAATAATATTTTATTTGAAAATAAAGATGAAATTGAATATCATAAAGAAATTATAGATGATAACCAATTTATAATACATGTTTCATCAATATATCAATCAAATGAAGAAACTAATAGAAGAAATTTATTTGCTCAGAGTACTTGGCTAAATCTATATGAAAATAATAAAATAATACCTTGTATGATATATGATAATAGTCTTCAAAAAATTAAAAATTTATTTAATAAAGGTTATGAACTATGTATAAATGACAATGATATAATAATGTTTACAAACTCTGATATATGCTTAACAGAAGATCTTTATGAAGAAGTGGTAAAATCTTGTAATAAATATGAATGTACATTTTCTTTTAGAAAAGATTTTGATGAACTAAATAGACCAATGAGTAAGGAAGAAGTTATAGATAGAGTTTATCCTGGTGAAAATGGAAATCCAAAAGGATCTGATTTATTTGCTGTAACAAAATCTTGGTGGGAAAAGTGGAGAGATTATTTACCAGACGACCAAGTAATAGGAAGACCTACTTGGGACTGGATATTAAGAATAACAATGGGTAATAGCATTGAAGGGGATAGTGTATTTATACAACCATTTGAAAAACAAGGCTTAATATGTGAAACACCTAATATATCATATCATGAAACACATAAATCATATTGGGAAATTCCTGAGAACTTAAAAGATGAAGACAGTATTAAAAATACAAAAATAGCTTATAATTGGATGAATGAGAAATCAAATTATATAAACTTTACAGGAAAGTATTATTTTGAAAAAACATATGAAGAATTATTAAATTAATTATGAAAATATTTACAACTATAAATCCAAATGGAAATTTTGAGTCTCAGAATGAAGCTATATCTTCTTGGTCTAAGAAATATAATGTTTACTCAATAAATACAAGAAAAGAGATTGAAAATATTAAATATATCTATCCAAATGTAATTTTTATAGAGACAAACGATACTTTTAATTATAATGGTAAAAAATTAATTAAATTAAATTCTATATTATCATCTATAGAAGAAATATCAGAAAATGAGACTGTTGCTATAGTAAATTCTGATATTATATTAAATGAAGATATTGAATTAAATATAAATAAAAGATATTTAATTAACGGAATTTTTATAGGAACAAGATATGAGTTAGATGGTAATAAAAAATACCCATTTATACATGGATATGATATTTTTATATTTAATTCAAAATACTCAAATATATTTAAAAATGATAAGTATGTAATTGGTATGCCTTGGTGGGATTATTGGTTTCCGATTATTACTATGAAAAAAGGATTAAATTTATATCATATAAAAGATGAAGTTATTTACCATCGAACACATGATACAAATTATGATATGGAAATTTGGAAAAAGTTTGGAGAGAAATTATATGATGATTTAATTATAGACAAATCAAATATAACAATTGACCATTTTTTAAGAGGTGATGAAAGTGAACAAATGGATTTTAAAAAGTTTATAGAAAGTAAACAAATAAATATATCTATAATCAATAAAATTGAAATTTGAAGTAATAAAAAAACTTACTTATAAATTTCAATATAAATAAAAAATAATATTCTTTAATGAATTCAAATTACACATTCACATTTATCATAGCCTACCGACATAACTTAGAAAGGTTACAAAATTTAAGAAGAGTACTCGACTGGATTAATGGTTTTGCTAGAGTTGAAGTAATTGTCGTAGAACAAGACACACACTCTAAAATATCTCATCTAGGTCTCAAATCAAAACATATCTTCACAAAGTCAAATCTACCTTTTAATAAGTCACTGGCATTTAATGTAGGTTTAAAACATTCAACATCAAACATAATTGTATTTGGTGATTCAGATTTAATAATGGAACCAAACTCTTTTATAAGAGGTTTAGAATCGATGAATGAATTTGAAATGTGTAATCCATATCATACAGTAATTGATTTAACTCAACAAGAAAGTAATTTATCACTAGAACAACTTCTTCAAATTAACAGACCAGGTAGAGGCGAAACCGATATACAAAAAGTGCCTTTATGTGGTGGAATTTGTATTTTTAGAAGAGACGCAATTCAAAGAATAGCTGGTTGGAATGAAGATTTTATAGGATGGGGTGGTGAAGATGACTTTCAATCAATAAAGGTTAAACAATTCTTAACTTGGACTGAGCTACAATCTAAATGTTTTCATTTATATCATGAAAGAGGAATGCCAGATATGAAGTGGTATCAAAGAAATTTAGATTTACTAACTAAAACCTCTCAAATGGATAAATCTCAGTTACAAAAGGTTATTCTTAACCAATTGCCAAAAATTGGAATGAAGAATAAATATGATAATTTCATCTAAAGATTTAGAGAAAATCTGTAACTATATAGAATCTACAAAGCCTTCTTTGCCACAAGGTGTAATGACTTTTATGGATTGGGATGAATCATCCAATGAGGAATATCAAAGAGAATTAAAAAGAAAGAATCGTGAACTTGCGATTGATGCTATTATAGATGATAAAGTTGAAGAGTTCAAAAATAGAGAACCGTTTTCAAATCCATTAGATAACGAAAGTTATATGATGACTATAACTCCTAAACTTAACTCTATTAATGTTCAAGGTAAAACCTATTTAGACTTATTTGATATTTACAATGATGTTATGATGACATTAGAATCATTAACATCAAAGTCAATGAATATTCCTCAAAATTTGAATGTTTCTATTCAAAAAGATCCTAATCTAACAGATTATGAAAATGAGTCATCAACATCAAGAAAAGTTATAACAAGATTAATGATGACCAGTAATCTAATATCATCAACCGGAAGAACAGGACCAGCCAATACTATTATAGTTGGTTTAGATGCTTATAAATATCTTCTGATGTCTAATGGAATGATGATGTCTGATATAAAAGATGGTGTTGTGGATGGAAATATAAATGGTATGAATGTTATACCTTCTTCTTATATCAAATCAAATAAGATTATTATGATGAAAAATGCTCAGAAAACTGAGAATGGATTAAATGTAATTAACTGTCCAAATGACATGAGATATTTCTTAAAAGAAACTCCTAATTATTCTAAGATTATAAATTGGTTTGAAATTATTTAGAAGGAACTCTAACTTTATCATACTTTATAAGTAGTTTATAAAGTTTTTCATATTCATCATTAGGATTCTCAACAAGCTTTTCAAACCACTTATTATTATTGAAATATTCAACTAGCATACCAACTCTGAAATCTTCTTTTTTAGTTGGTCTCCAATATCTTTTAGATTCAACAAATGAGAATGATGTACCATTATGTAAATAAGACATATTATCAGAATCTGTATTATACATTACAATACCCATAGGTATCTCAGATCCATCTTTAAATATCTTTTTAGCATTAGTTTCTTCAGTGTATTTAATAATAGCACATTCTTCATGGAAATGATTTAAAAGAAAAAGAACATCTTTTCTTAAAGTATCATTATCTACTTTACCATAAGCCATTACAGAGTCTTCATATTGACCCTTGTAGTAACCTTTAATGGGTAATACTTGATATTCTTTGGCATATAAAATAGATATCATATCATCTAAACGTGTAGATGATAGTAGAATAAATGAGGCATCCTTGTGTTCCAATCCTGTCATAAAGTATATATTAAAAATAATATACTTAATCTGTAACAGTGTAGATATTAAGTAAGTCTTTTTTAGATAATTTTTTTAATCTTGAAAAGTACTCAATGGCTTCTTCTAAAGATGATGCTACAAATTTGGCAAAAGATTCTTCAGAAATTTTAGATTTTAAATGATATTGTTTCATAAATTTATATATAAGTTTTTATTTCTTAAATAAGTCCGAATTCTTCATAAAGTTTGGTTTGAAAAATTGCCCAAACCGAATCTTTATAAGACTTTGGTATAATTATACTGTCGTGTACAGTAACTAAATTTATTTCTGGATAAAGTGTCATTATTTGTCTAATAATTTTATTAAAAATAAGATTACTCTCAGACTTTTGTAATTCATAAGCCAATACTTTATAATCTTCGTGTTCTTTTTTATACAATTTAATAAAATAATGTATAGTTGGGAAAAGACTACTAAATATCTTATCGGCTTTACTATTAACACCATTTCTACCAAATAGTACTTTATATGTTAATTCTTTAACCATACCTCTATCTTTTGTTTTAAGGTGATCCATTATATAGTTATAGTAAGTACCATTAATAGTAAGATTTTTGAATAGTTCAAATTCTTCTTGATTAACCCATTTAGTACCGGAATCTTGAATCAATTTAGTTAGGAAAAGAGGTTGTGAGTTTTTAATATCTATTTCATGAGTTTCTTCACCATTAATTAATAGACAATTCTTTCTAATAAAAGACTTTAATATAGTAAAGTTAGTATGCATGCGACCATAACTATCAAAATGATAAAATATGTGTTTATCATTAATACACTCAACTGAATATTTATTTCTATTATAAATATCAATATCATCACTTTTTAATGAGTCTAAATAAAATATTGACCTATCAAATTCAATTTGAATCTTAAATAAATCATCGACTAACTTAATCTTTATATCATTATCAATGAGTGAGTTTTCTAATTTATCTTCTACTATCTGAGCTACCTTTGCTTTATACTTCTTTAATAAAGTTCTATCACTATTATTAAATCGAATGATAGTTCCTCTGAGAATATATTCATTAATGGCATAAACTCTAGCACTTTTACCCTTTTGATGTTTTGCTAAAAGAATAATAATTTTATTCTCTGTAAGAAAATCCATATAGTAGTTATATAAATAACCATACTTCTCCTTTAAAATAGGAGACATTAAATGAAATTTATTTTCTTTTTTGAAATAATACTTTAGAATTAAATTATGAATAATATCAATCAAATAAGCTGACTTCAACTTTTGACCTTTATAAATAAAATTCTTTTGTTTTGAAATTGTTTCTAACGAAACCGGTAGAAACTGTAAGCTACATTTCTTACCCTCTAAATTCTTCTTAATTGAAGAATAGGACTCTATATCACTGAGCTTAATTACACTTGAAACTGTCATATAAATTATATGAAATTCCAAGTTTATGTTCTTAATTTTGGAAGATTTTATTGATTGATTTTTTTCTACTAGAAGCTCGTTGTTTACGAAGCTCTTCTTTCAAAAGATGAGAAAGTTCCTTTTCAATATCAATATTATGATATGAATCTAAATCAGTTGCCAATTCACGAGTCCAAGTAGATCTAAGCGCTCTTGTTTTAGTTTCAACTTGAACACTTCTCATATTAATATCAATTGAGTTCATTACTTAGTAGGAGTTTTAGACGGTCCTTCTTCTGGTACGGGTAAACCTTTACCACCTTTACCTTTTTTCTTCTTTTCTTCAGGTGTTCCTTTTTCAAACTCTGAATAAACATCAGGATAAACTTCACCTTCACCATCTTGGTCATATTGAATCTCAAAGAAGTCACCAAAATCAAGTAATCCAGCTCTTGTTAATTCAACCTCGTGTACTTTATTTAGATACTTTTCAATATAAACATTAATATCATTGACAAATGTGTTAAATAAGATAACTGTATTATCGGTAAATACACCAATTGCTTTCTTTCTTTTCTTGTTAAATGAACCAAGAATAACCTTAAAGATATATTCTAACTTGTCAGACTCTTTAATATAGTCTTTAGTTAATTTATTAGGAATTAATTCTGTATTAATTTTGAACTTTTCTTTATCAAAGAATTCAGGAACAACAAAGTCAAAGTCTAATAAATCTTGTTTAACTTCAGAAACATAAACATTGAATAGTTTAGACATTAGATAAATATAAACTTCATCTCTTCTTTCACCTTTTAATTTAATTTCATCTAAGTTAAATGATTGACAGAAGTTTAAGAAGTTAACTAATATAAGTGTATAAATTTCAACAAATTCTGTTGAGTTACTATCACTTATTCTTCTGTATAAAGGATTTAATATTTCAAATGAAATATCACCACTTTTAGTTCTTACAATAAGTTTCTCAAGATTTGATTGATAATCTTCATCTTTCATTAAGAACGAGTTAGTAGAACTTGGATTTAATATTCTGTAGAAGAAAAATGAAAATGACTTTTCTCCAAATACATACTCTAAATCTTCTTCACTTGTATTAATAAAGTATTTAATAGCTTCAATCATTCTCTCAGTTAGTTTACCTTGAAAAACAATCGGTAACATATCAACATCAAATAATCTAGCATACTCATCTAACTCTTCAACACTAAAGTCATATTTACCACCTTTATTAATAGCAGTCAAAACTAAATGATTCTTAGGAACTCTATCATAATCAATATTAGCCGGTTGTTCATCTGGAAAATATTCAAAACAAAACGACCATTTTTTATTCAATAGAGATTTAACTCTTACATCCAGTGATTCTAAATATTTAATACCTGGATTATAGTAGTTTTGAATAGCCAAATCAACAAGATTAAGTTTTTCACTACTCATTGACTTTGGTTTAATAGTAAATTCTTTACCATCCCAATTAACCCATATTTTTGATCCTTGAATATCTTCAAATACAACGATTTCATTATCAAAGATAGAACTTAGAAGTTCTTGATCATTATTTCCGTTTAACGTTACTAATTTACTCATATCTTTATTATACACTATTTTTCGATTTTTGTTTTTATCATAAGTATATATAAAAAACCGGCTCTCTAAAATAGAAGAAATGAGATTTGATAATTAATATATACAAAAAAGTAATTCTATAAAATGACTTATAAAGATAATACACCTACATTTAATGTAAATAGAAAAGTAGTTAACTTCAAAGACTTCTCGGCTAATCCTAATGCTGAAAAAGAAGAATTAGAAAAAATGGATAGACAAAACAAGCCTAATACTGATGACCAACAAAAGAATATGGCTAATTCAAGATATAAATTCAATAACACAACTCGTAAGATGGATGATTTAAGTCCTGCTGAAATAAAAGATAAGATTGATGCTATTGAAGAATTGGAAGAGTCAATTGTTAATGAATCACATATTGATTATGAGGTAATGAATAAAATTCAAAAAACTGAAGCATATAAAACTCTTAAAGAAGAGTTCAAAAAATCTATTGATACTTTTAATCAGGAATTAAAAAGAGTATCTGATGAAATAGGATATGATGAAGGTGATAGCGATCACGACAAGGCATATAATGCGGCTATACAAGAAGCTCTTGATGAGCATATTGGTTGGTAAAAAACATAAAAAAACCTCAGATTTCTCTGAGGTTTTTCTTTTTAGAAGTTCTTAGTAACATCAAATGACTTACCATTAGTACTACCACCATAGTTGTCTACTTCTTCATCATCGTAGTAAACACTTGATACAATGTCTCCAAAATAATATTCTTCAATACCAATCTCTTCATCAATAGTGATTTTAAGTTTAGTAATATCAAACTCTTCAGTTTCAATATCACCTTCAAAGAATCCACCTTTTTCAAATGAAGCACACATTAATAAGTCTTTAGACTCATCAATTTCAGTATATTCATAATCTACTAACTGAAATTCTTCAGTATCAAATTCACTTAAATTATCAGAATCAATTTTATATACTTCTTCACCATTCTCATCTTCAATAAGGATAGTAAATGTACCAGCGGCACCCCAACGATGATATTGATCATCAATTTCATACCAACTACCCCAATCTTCTAAATCATTAGTCACAATTTCCCATAACTCTTTATCAGGGTTATTAATAATTGCTTTTTGTTCTTCATCAACAGAACCAATTGTTACTTCTGCGCCATATCCATAGATGGTAACTTTGTACTTTTTCATTTTAGTATTTTATTTAGTTTATATTCTCTTTTATCTTCTAATTCTAATGGCTCAGCTATTAACTCACCATCTGATATTTTAATTTGCCATTTATTACCAGTTTTCTCATCTAATATGACTAATTTACGAATAACCGTAACACCATCCGAATCAACATTAATTGCGGTTGAGTTTGATGCGTTATTTATATTAAATACACTAGGATTACAAGATATTGCCATTATATTAATTCAAATCTTTTTTGACCATGTTCAGAATTTGAGTTCCAAATATCTAATGGTCTAACATAAATAGAACCAAAGTTGATAGACTTGTAAACTACTAACTTTTCTCCTGTTTCCGTATGGGTGGCTAAAGTAATTACTTCATAAGTGCCACCTTTATAATGCTTATATCTCTGTCTTGGTAGCGGATAGTTCATCTTGAATGTTTAATTTTTTACCAGTAACTGGATCGTAATTTAAAATTAATAACTCTACACCTTTAGCTTGTTCACCTTTACCCTCAGAGTTATTACCACCTTGAGCTGAACTTCTAAATACTTCTTTCTCAGTCCAGATGTATTGGTCTCTTGGTAACAATTCTTCTAACAAAGGAAAATAGTAATATGATAAAGACCAACGAGATTTAGATTTTTTAATCAAATCTAATAATCTTCTATGAGAAGCCGGTCCAAACATACCTTCTTTATCAGCACCATACCAAGATAATCTCTTAGCATCATCATCGCCATTTTCATCAGGTCTGTGATATGGAGGATCTAAATACAAATAAGTATCTTCAGCATCATATTGATTGATTAACTCTTCAAAATCAATATTATAGAAGTCAGTAATAGTAGCCAATTTAGATGTGTACTTGTTCTTTTTCAATTTATCAATAAGAACTTCTAACTTCAAACGGTCTTTATCTTTCTTATAACCATTGAAACCAGCACCACGAGGATAAACTGAGTTATGTGCTGATGTGATTAAGAAAGCGTAGATAGACGCTTTTTTGAAATCACCAATATCAAAATCCATATTATCTAAGAAATCGTTCTTAATATATCTTTTGTAAATCTCTTTATAGAAATCCCACTTCTTCAATGGATCAGTTTCATCAGTATGAAGTAAAGTTCTTTTCAAAGCTTCTAAATACTTAACGAATTCTTCTGGTTGAGCACAACACTTGTATAGATTCGTCTGGTGACGATTTTTATCATTATAAACAACTACATCAAACTTTAGGTTTGGGTCGTCCATATACGTTCCCATAGAGCCAGAGAATGGTTCTATGTAGGTTTTTATGCTACCATCTTTAGGAATTTTTGAGTTAATAAACTCAATGAAAACATTTGAGGACTTACCTCCGAAATATGAAATTACACTCATTATTAATTTAATTTATTTTTGTCTTTTATTATATCTTGAATCGAAGGTTTTTGATTTGATAATTTTAATTCTTCTCTTACTTCCATAAGAATCTTACCTAAGTGATTTTCACCTTTACCGTTACAAACACCCCAGTAAAAATCCCGCCACCAGTTACCTTCAATCAATTCTTGGTCACCAGTAGATAGTAATAATTCAGATAAAGTTTCATCTTTGAATTTTTGGCGAACTGCCCAATTCATAACTTCTAATTTCTTTTCATCCCAACCAGTTCTTAATTTTACTTTAGAACCAAGTTTTTTAACTTCAGCAGGATTAGTAATTCTAGCAATCATTTCACGAAAATCACCTGGTGTATAGTAAATACCATTTATTAATTGTTGGTCATTTACTTTCATAGCCACATAAAAGTTTTCAACCGATGGATATTTAATACCTTGATGTTCTATCTTACAAGGGTAGAAGTTGGATAAGAATCTATAACGACCTTCAAATTTATCAATCATACTTATTATATTAACGAAAGGAATAAAGTTTACCTATTTAAAATAACAAAAGACCATTACTGGTCTTTGTTCTTGTGGAGATGACGTTGTACTGCCCAACGTGTCTTTTTCAGTTGTTAATAATTATTCATTCACAGGCTTAGTAAATTTTTCTAAACTTACAAACTATTTACTTTTTTTGAGAAACTCTAACAAGTAACAAAAAACCGTTTCACCATTTTATTCTTGTGTGATACAAGTTGGAGAATTTTTTGATAGTAACTGTTGTTAGACAGTTGCTAGATCTTCTACCAAGATCATGTTGTTTTGTAGCGCAAATACTAAATCTTCATTGCTTGCTACTTCATTAACGTTGCCGTTTACAAATTTGTTACTTAATTTATTAATCGGATACTTAACCAACCGATACCTGACATAATCACCACCATTCCGCAAATCAATTCTAAAACATCCCCAAGTGTGTTATATTCTACAAATATATATATAATATTCTAAAATAGCAAAAAGTTTAGAAATTTTAAAAATCACCAAGGATAATCATCGTTCTTATCATCAGTAACTACACCATCTTTATCATCATCGTCTTCTAACATAAATTCAAATGTAATCATAGGTGTGCCTGTTTTAGTTTCCCATATTTCATAAGAAGAAGAATATTGAGCTAAAACGTCTTTTTTAATTTTTTTAACAATTTCAAATACTTTAACAATATCACTAAGTGATTCTCTTCTAGCAAATTGAGCTGTAATAGATAAATCCAATCCACTATTTTCAACATTAACATCTACATTGATATTATTAAACATAGATCTTAAAAGATAACAAAGATGTGACATATCATCATCTGAATCATCCTCATCTTCACCTTTATATTCTTTATCATAACGATAATCATCATCATCATCATAATCAAAAGGCTCATATATATCATCGAATCCTTCTCGTTCAAATAATTGGTTAAATTTTTTCAGTTTCATTATAGTAAATCTATTTTTATGTATTCTCCATCAAAATATACTTTTTGGCTTACTTTGTGTTTGTTTAATAAGAATTGTAATGTTGTTAAAGCCTCATATGTTTCATCAATATAACCTTCTTCTAAGTCACATTGAATAAATGTAGTAGCTCTATCAGATGCTATTTTAACATCAATATCAAATGGTGTTGCTTTTATATCACTAATTAACTTACCATATTTTCTAATAGTTTCTTCATCAATTCCTATCTTTCTAGTAGTTGGTAATGAATCCCAATTTACTTGTACACTAGCTTTAGCAAGTCTTTCTAAATAGTTGATATTTTGTCTTTCTTTACCAGTATGTTCACTATAATAACCAACTGAAATGTTAGTACATTCAGGAATTTGGTCAATAAATGAAGCAGAATCTGTGTATATACCACCTGGATCTAATGATAAATTAAGACCGTGTGAATTATATTGTTTAGCCAAAGCAGTTCCAAATTGATCAGAACAACAAGTTCTGCCTAATTGAGAAGTGATAACTGAACAAACATCTCTTCTATCAAAAGAAACACATCTCTTAATATTTTTAAGATATTCAACTTGTTCATACACTGAAGATAATAAACCTGAACCAATACCACCTCTTTCTTCACCCATAAAGAAGTAATAAAGACCTGGTACATTATGAGCCATCATATAAAGCATAACAGCAACACCTGATTTATCATCAGCACCTAATATAGTAGAACCATCTGTATAGATAATTTCATCACCTTTATCATCTTTCTTAGAAAGAAGTTTAGTAATGCCTTGTTTTCTATCAGCAGTATCTAAGTGAGACGTAAACATTGTTGTTGAATTCTCGCCAATAATCTTATAATAGTTACCTACAATATCTTTATCCAATTTAGGCATAAAAGCCATTACTTCTTCTTCGTGTCCGTGAGGATATGTCTTAGTAACTAATGAAATAAATGTACTTCTAACGTCTTTAGGATTATAAGTAAAAGGTTCTGGTGTAATTCTATTAACAGCAATACTTTCAACCGAACCACCACCTGATAATATATCATATTGTTCAATAAAATCTTGAATATCAGCAGTTTGAAAATAATTTTTAAAGTAAAATTTAATAAAATTTTCTATTTTCATAGGGTGTACTTTACCTCTAGATGTAACATCTAAACAAGATTTTGTCTTAGATATATTAACATCAGTAATTCCTAAACCATTATGATATTTAGAATTAGGTTCATTTAGCCAAAGCATTTCAAATGCGATATAACTATTCTCATCTTCTAAAACTTTTAATAAATCATGAAGTTCTTCGGAAAATTTAACTCTTACAGGTTCATTAGTATCTGCCATTTTTTAATTTATTTTATTATGTTATATATATTAAATATTAAACTACAATTTGATATGAATTTGTATAATCCACTTTAACTTGACCATCATTCATACCAGACTCTTTCTTTACAAATCTTCTTTGACAATAAACAACAGTTACGCTAGATTCTTTAGATCCTTTACTATTCTTTTTAGCTAATTGAGCAGCAGATTTAATAACAGTTTCTGTAGGTAAATTCTCTCTTACACGAATAACAACGTGACTACCTGGAACACCTTTAACATGGAACCAAATATCTTCTTTATCAGCAACATTAAATGTCAAATGATCATTAGATTTAGCATCTTTACCAACATAAACAACAAATCCTTCTATTTCTAATTTTTGAATATTAGGAAATTTGTCTTTTTTAGATTCGTTAAATAAATTAAAATTCTTTATCATAGTGTATATATTAATTACAAATTCTTTAAAAAGAAAAAAGACCCATAAAGGGTCTTTTTTCAATATTTCCAATATTACTATTAGTTTAATAACTGAGCAGCGTCAGTAACTGTAATAGTCATATATTGTTTTTGTGGATACCAACCAACTTCAGTTACAGCGTATCTTGAACGTAACAACATTCTTGGAGCGAATGTAGCTTCAGAGATAACTGAGATAGACTGAGCCATTAAGTAAGGTACGAAAATGATACCTGGTTGGTCAGGGTTGTTCTTACGACCTAACACGATTCTGTTATCGTTATATCTCATATATGGATCTACATAGATAGAGATGTCTCCGATTGAACCTACAGGGTATAATTGACCTTGTCCGTTTAATTTAGATTTAACTGGGTTAATTGTGTAACCAGCGATATCTTGTAAAGCAGCAGCAAGACCTCCGTTTGTGATAAGGTATTGAGCAGGACCTACACGACCTTCAGTAGCAATGTAGTTAGAAGCGTGAGCAATCTTAGTGATTAACTTACGTTGAACAGCGTGAGTAGTTTCACCACCAACATAAGTAGTAGCAGCATAAGCAGTGTTCAAGTCGAAGATAGTACCACCAGAGTTAGCAGAACCAGCTGGCGCAGCAGGAGCGTTAACAGCATTAAGAGCACCCATTTCGAAGATTTTAGCAACGATTTGTTTAGAAATTGTTTGAGACAATTCGTTAACAAGGATAGACTCCATTTTTTGAACGATATCCATACCTGTGTTAGCTTTGATATCTTCGATTTCAGTTCTTCTAAGAGCTGAAGATACTTCGATAGTACCAACTGCTACAGTTTTAGAAGAGATTTTTGGTCCGATAACACCAGCATAACTGTTATCATCTGACTCTCTATTCATTGGATAGTTACCTAAAGCACCACCTGAAGCAGCAGTCCAGTTAGATGTGAATCCTGGGATATGATCTTCTAAAGCAGAGATCAATTGAACTTCTTTTGTTCCTGAATCAGGAACTAAACCAGCTAAACCTAAAATTTGAGAAAGCATACTACCTGAAGCAGCAAATGTGTTGTCAGCAGCAACAAATGTATGAGGAACAGAAATGTTACCTGATGTATTTGCTTGTCTGAATACTCTAAACATTGGGTAACCATCGATACGAGAGAAACCTAAGAATTCAACTACATTTGTTTTAGATGCTGGTAAAGTGTTACTTACGAATGCTGATGAAGCAGTGATACCGTAGAATAATCTACCACCTTGTAATCCACCAGTTGTTTGTTGTAATGGAGCTAAAGTATAACCATTTCTATCTGTACCAGCAACGTCAGCTGCGATAACAGTATTGATAGCAGTAATGTTATTAGCATATAATTTGAAAACTTGTGGCTTTTCATAACCATCTGTTAAGTTATTAACATCATCGTATTGGAAATCGATGTATAATAAATCGATTTTTGGACCTGGAGTTGGTTTAACAGCTACTAAGTCTAAACCGATTGTTTGAGCAGCAATTTTCATAGCTACTGGAAGTAAGTTTTGACCTACGTCTCCAGAACCAGCAACACCACCACCGTTTGCGTAAGTAGCTAATGTATTACCTGCTAATGAACCAACAACTGGATTCAATACAGCTCCCATACCCGCTACGTTTGATGCGTTTACATACGCATTTTCATTGATTGAGTGATACTCAGCCATTTCTGACATCCATTCTACTCTATCTTCAGTTACACCCATGTTTTCCAAAACTGGAGCCCATTTCTTAACTGCTTTTGATTTGTCTATTCTAATGTGTGACATAATTTTTTTAATTTTTTTTTGTGTTTATCTATATATTACCCTTCAAAATTTCAATAATTTCAAGTGTGGATTTTTTATAGATTAAATGTTTTTGAATCTTTCCATAATCGCAGTAACGTCATTATCAGAAAGTTTATCTTCTTGTATTAAACTTTCATGAGCTACTAACTTTTTAGTTACAGACTCGTTTGTTTTAAGCTTTCTAGTTAACCAGAAATGCTCAACTTGTGATTCAGTCATTAAAACTTCAGCTGGGTAAAGTCTAGCTTGTGATAAGATAGATTTTTTAGCAGATTCATTCATTTGACTCCAGATAGCCTTAGTGTTTTCAGGCATTAATCTGATTACTCTTTCTTCAAGAGATTCATTCTTTGATGATAGCGCTTCTGCGATTAGGCTTAACACATCTTTAGATGTGAAGTAATTTCTTTCGTTTATGTGAAATTTAACAGCCTCTTGGTCTTCATCAGACAAAGCGTAGTAACTATCTACTTGTGACTTGTTTAAGAATTTTAAGAAATTCAAGTCAGTTGATTCAGAAACTTTACGTTTTTTAGCTTCTTCTATTAATTTGTTGATTGACTCAGATAATTCAGAATCACTGTTACCAGTTACTTTGTAATCATGAGCTTCTTCATCATTATTTTCTTCTTCAGTAGCAGATGGACCACAGTCTTCATCTTCTTCTTCTTTATTATATGCTTCTTCTTCATGAGCTGAAGCAATACCATTGTATGCTTCTTCTTCATTTTCTTCTTCTTCATTCTCATCTTCTTGAGTATTTTCAAAACCTGCCGCTTGTAATGATGGGAAAGCTTCTTCTTCTTCACTCATTGATTCATTTAATTTTCTTGAATTTAATTTTTCAACGATTAAACCTTGGTAGTTAATTGATTTATCAAGATTTTCAGCAATGTATTCAGAGTAAGCAATATTGTCATCTAAATGTTCAGCAATGTATTCAGAGTAAGCGATGTTACCTTCAACGTGTTCAGCTAAGTATTCAGAATAAGCAATTGAATTATCAACGTGCTCAGCAATATATTCTGCGTAAGAAATATTTTTGTCTAAGTTTTCAGCGATATATTCTGAATAAGCAATATTCTTATCAAGATTTTCAGCTAAGTACTCAGAGTACTCAATATTTTTGTCTAAGTTTTCAGCTAAGTATTCAGAATAAGAAATGTTCTTATCAAGATTTTCAGCGATATATTCTGAATAAGAAATGTTCTTATCAAGATTTTCAGCTAAGTATTCAGAATACTCAATATTTTTGTCTAAGTTTTCAGCTAAGTATTCAGAGTAGTTAACAGCTTTTTCTAAATTTTCAGCTAAATAGTCATTATGTTTAATAAGTTTGTCAGTAGTTTCCTTTAAAGACTTGTTTTCATTAACCATAATTTGAACTTTTTCAGCCAAATAATCTAAATATTTAACAACTTGAGAATTAGTAGAATTTAACTCTTCATAGTACTCTAAAAGTTGCTCCATTTTCTTTGGAGATAAATTACCTTTAGTAAGAGCACCTTTAACTTCTTTCTTTGTAGAAGCTAGTTCTTTAACTAAATACTGAGAATATTCAGTTAATTGTTGCTTTGTAACAAATTCATTTTTGTTCATATCAAATAGTTGATTTATTTTGGACTCATCGGACATTTCATATATCCTAAAGTTAGAGTTTTCATTATATCCTAATGATTCGTTGATATTCTTAACCGACATTTTAGCAGAAGCAAAACCTGGATCAGCAACGATATCATATGTAAATAATTTTTTCAATGAAACAGTACCATCTGATTCAGTGATACCAGCGGCTCTTGAAGAAACGAAAACAGGACATCCGTCATCAACTAATGCCTTTGCTTCTTTACCCCAATAAGTGTTTAGTAATCTAATTTCACCATTAACTAAATTTGATTCTTTTACATAATTAGCTTTTGTGATAATGTGTGATGCTCTAGAAAGAGATGTGTCAAAAACATCTGGGTGATCAAACTCACCGTAAACAACGCCTAAACTGCTCATTCTTTCATTTAATTCATCTAAAGCTGGAAGAAATTTATCAGCAGTGTAAATTCTCTCATTACGGTTTTTAACACCGAACTCTGTGAACGTACCACCTAAAATATAATCCTTCTTAGTAGAACCATTATTCTCTCTAATAAGAGAGTTTTGTGAATTTTCTATAATTAATACTGGTTTCATTTAAGTTTATTATTTTTTAAAATATAGAGTATATATAATCAGTAAGAAACCGTCTTTTTTTCAACGTGGATTTTTTATAGTAGTGATAGGTTTCAGGCTGGGTTTAACATGTATAAAACCATGGAGGAGAGAAGTGATTTTTAATAAATAAAAGAAATTGAGCGGTTTTTTATGATCCTTACAAGAGAGATAGAGATAAAAATTAATGAGTCGAATTATCAGTACTATGATGATTTAGGATATGATGTAGCAATTGGAGAGATTATTAAAATACCAATTGAATTAATGTCAAAAGGATCACATTATAAAATAAAATGTAAGTGTGACGGTTGTGGAATTGAAAAAGAAGTAATATTTAAGAACTATATTAAATATGATAACAATTTTGGAGAATATTATTGTAGAAAATGTTCTGAGTCTAAAAGAAAAGAAACTCTAAGAAAAAACTTTGGAGTTGACTACCCAATACAGAATAAAAAAGTTCTTAGTAAAATGAAAAATACGCTTATAGAGAAGTATGGTGTAGATAATATATCAAAAAGAGATAAACAAAATGAGGTTTCTTAAATAGAATACCTATATGATAGAATTAAAAGAAGGGGATGTTTACGAAGGACAGATTGAATTCTCAACAAGTGGTAACGCATCCTTATTAGTAGAAGATAAAGAAATCTTCATTTACAAGAAACACACAGCTAACTCTTTACACTTAGATAAAGTAAAAGTTCAAATATTTCAAGCTGAAAGAAAATTAGAAGGAAAAGTCATTGAAGTTATTTCAAGATTTAAAACAGAATATGTTGGTCGAGTACAAATAGGAAAGAAAACTACATTTGTTGTTCCAGATAGCAATAAAATTCCAGTAGACTTTTATATTAAAGGCGGATTAAAAGCCGAACACGACCAAAAAGTTGTAGTCGAATTAATAAAGTGGGAGGATACTAAATCACCACAAGGAAAAATAACAAGAGTTTTAGGAAATTCCGGAGATAACAACGCGGAAATGAACTCAATTATGATTGAATATGGACTACCTGTTGAATTTCCACAAGATGTCATCAATGAATCTTTCTTAGTACCTGAAGTTATTACAGAAAAAGAAATTAAATCTCGCAAAGATATGAGAGATGTTACTACTTTAACAATTGATCCAGTTGATGCTAAAGATTTTGACGATGCCCTTTCAGTTAATATAATAAGTGATAATAAAATTGAAGTAGGAGTTCACATTGCCGACGTAGGGCACTATGTTAAACCAGGAACTAAATTAGACGATGAGGCTTTCAAAAGAGCTACATCAGTATATTTAGTTGATAGATGTGTTCCAATGTTACCAGAACGTTTAAGTAATGGTATATGTTCATTGAAACCACACGAAGATAGATTGGCATTCTCAGTTATCTTTACTTTAGATAATGAAGGTAACATATTAAACACTTGGCAAGGCAAAACAGTTATTCACTCTGATAGAAGATATGCTTATGAAGAAGCTCAAGAAATCATTGAAGGAAATGACGGTGATTATTCAACTGAGATTAGATTACTTGATACTTTAGCTAGAAAAATTAGAAAGAAAAGAATTAAAGAAGGTTCTATTGAAATGGGTGGTATTGAAGTAAGATTCAAATTAGCCGAAGATAATAAGAAACCAATTGGTGTTTATTTCAAAGAACAAAAAGAAGCTAACAAGTTAATTGAAGAATTTATGTTATTGGCTAACAAGTCAGTTGCTAAGACTTTATCAGAGGCTAGTTGGGCAAATGTATATAGAGTTCACGATACTCCAAATATGGAAAAGTTAAATGCTTTAGTTGGCGTTTGTAAAACGTTTGGATACGATATAGAAATATATGATGATTCAACTGAAATCAAAAAGACTCTAAATGGATTATTAAAAGAAATTAAAGAAACTCCTGAAGAAAATATGATTGAAACTTTAGTTACTCGATGTATGTCTAAGGCAACTTATACAATTAAGAACATTGGTCACTATGGTTTAGGATTTACTCACTATTCTCACTTTACTTCTCCAATCAGAAGATATCCTGATTTAATCACACATAGAATTTTATTAGATTTTTTAGATAAGAAAAGTCAAGGCAATCCTGGTAAGATTGAAGAACAAGCTAAATGGTGTTCTGCTAGAGAGTTAGTTGCTGCTAAGGCTCAAAGAGATTCAATTAAGTACAAACAAGCTGAATATCTTTTAGATAAGATTGGAAAAGTATTTGATGGTATCGTTTCAGGTATAACTGATTGGGGTATGTATGTTGAACTAATAGAAAGTAAATGCGAAGGAATGGTTAGATATCAATCTCTTGAAGGTAAATGGTCAGCTGATACAACTAATTACACTGTAACAAGTGAAAGTGGTGATAAAATAAGACTAGGTGATCCTCTTAAAGTTGTGGTTAAATCAGTAGACTTAGAAAGAAAACAGATAGATTTTACAATATTGTAAATGGAAGGGTGGAGTGTAACAAAGTCTTTTAATATTGAACTAGATAATAATACTTTAGAACAATACGAGAAATTATTATCTAATTTTAATAATTGGTCCCAATATAAAAGAGAGATTAAATTAAACTCTGTTTTAGAAGATAAAAAGATTGAGTTTACTTTAGATATATCTGGTCACGCTCACGGTGTTATGTATGTAAATGTTGTAGTAGATGATGCTTATGATTACGATGTTCTTAAAAAAGCATCATCAGTAATAAAGTTTATGAAATTCATACTCAAAGGTAACAATGTTTTAGAATTGGAAGTAACAATTAAAACAATGACCACTGAATGGGGAAAAATTATTAGAGACTTAATTGAATCAGAAGTTGAACTAGAACTCAAACAAAACATAGTAGATAATCAAGTTAAATCCTTCTACTTTATTTATCCGAAAATGACAGCATAAAAAAACCTCTCAAATTTTGAGAGGTTTTCTTTTTTTATATAAGTTTTAGAATTCAAATTCACCACCACCTTCAGCAGGAGGAGTTTCAGGAGCGGCTTGTGCCTCAGGAGCGGCTTGTGCCTCAGGAGCGGCTTCACCACCTTCAGCAGGAGCCTCACCACCTTCAGCTGGAGCACCTTCAGCAGGAGCACCACCTTCAGCACCAGCGGCCGCCGCACCACCACCAGCAACACCGAGAGCATCTTTAGCCCAGTATTTTTGATTTTCAGCTTTTTCCTCTGGAGTCAATTTAAATACATTATCAATTAAATACTCAACGTGGAAGTAAGGTTTTTCACCGTTCATAATTCCGACTAAAGTACCAAATATCTCAGCTTTCTTAGCCAAGTTATTTAATTTCTTCCATTCTTCAAATACTTGATTTGAGTTAAAGTTAATATCAATTTGATTCATAAGAATCTCATCTTCTTTCAACTCAGGAAACTCAATTAACATTTGTAGTTTCAAAGGCTTAACAATAAGTTCTTTGAAGTTAGCTCTTAATCTATTAATAAAGTTATAGAATTTAATCTCATCTCTCGTCATATCAGCCGAGTCATTAATTAAGTTACCACCACCATTTTCTTTATCAAAACGTTGGAAAGGAATCTTAGAAGCTCTTTTTAAGGCATTATAGAACCAAGTCAACATATCTGACTCATTTAAGTTATGTCCTTCAGGTGAAACTAATTCCATAGCTGGTGTACCAGCATCTCCTTCAGGAAACCAAATTTGTTTGTTATAAGGTAAGTGTTTAGCACCATTAATAGTTAATGTACCCAATGAATCATCCCATTCAACTTCCTCTGAATAATCATTGATTAATTGACCAATTTGTTCTTCAGCTCTTTGTCTCGATAAACCTTTAATAGGAATAGTAAACTTTTGATAAACTGTAGCATTGATAATGTTAAACATTACTCTTGTTTGCTCAAGAATCTTTAATTGGTTATAAGGTTTAATTAAACCTTCTACATAAGATGTTTCTGAATAATCATTTTGAGATGAATAAGAAATATAAACTAACTGAGAGTCTAAGAAGATTCTTCTCAATTGAGGATCTTCAGGAAACTGAATCCATAAATGACCAATGGATGGTTCAAATGCTGGAACTAAAGTATCTGGTCTTAATCTGTTAAAACCAATAATATTCTTTTTCTTATCATCATAGATAATTTCTAATGCTAAATAACCATCAATTAAAAAGTCTTTCATCATATTCCAGGCAGTAATACTATCTGAGAATCCAAACTTATTATAAATCTTTTCAAAATATTCTTGATACTTATCTTTAATCTCTTGTGAATAATCATTTGATAAAGGCTTAGGAGAACAGAAATCTCTTTCATCATTATAAACAATACTTTCATCAGCTAATGAACTAATAAAGTCTCTAATTTCATCTTTAATTGAATATTCTCTTAAAATTCTTCTTTTATCACCATAAGCTTTATCTAAGTAAGGAATTGATTTTCTATTTAAGACAGAAGCTACGGCTCTTTGAGAGAAGAAGTCATACATTGAGTTACCTCTAGCCGCATATGGGTCTTCGTTAATACCAATACCCACTTGATTTCTAACAATCATATCATCATAGTTCATACCATATGATGATAAACCTCTTAAAATTCTATTAAAAAGTCCTTTATTCTCAACAGCACTGTTGGTGTAGGCGAAATTTGTTTGACCTGAACCTGCGGTAAATTGATTATATGATGCCATTTATTAATAAGTATTTCGTTTATATATTAAAAATCTAAAGTCCCTCCAAAAAGAGTAAAACCTACTGGTGTCAGTAGGTTTTTTATAGATTATAAATAATAAGTTCTTTGTATTAATTTAAGATCTCCAGAATTTAAGTTATACTCTTTTAAGTATCCAACAAAATCTGGTTGAAAAAGACAAAGTTGTTCAATAAGTTGATTAAATTTAATTGTAGATTTTCTATTCATAAATTTATTACCTTCTTGCCAACTAATTTCACCTTCAGGTGTAGCCTTAGACATTACACTATGAGTATAACCACCATTAGATTCAAACATAACTTGAAGAGTCCAAGCCGTTCCTGATTTAAATATTCTAGCGGTATGAAATTTTGCCATTGGAAATTCTTTAACATTACCAACTAAAATATCAAACTCCATATTTTTAATAAGCATCATAGCCATATTTTTAGCATGTGATTTAACTTCTTCTGCTTTCTTAACTTGACCATATCCAGCCATTTTATCAGAAGCACTCATATATGTAGAATAATCAAGTTCTTCAAATTTTCTTAAATGTCTCATTTAAAATTGTAATTTTTATAGAGTATATATTATTATCTATTACCATATTTTCGCAAATTGGTCTGAATTCTTTTAATATGGTCTTTTAACAAAACATACTTTTCATTAATTTCACCTTTAGTGTCAAAAAAATCATCAATTGTTGACTTCATTATCTCTTGATTTCTTTTATCTTTATCCTTTAACTTAGCTTGCCATATACTAAATAATTTACCTGGATCGTATTTATTTTTAGGATGACCAGCAATTAAAAATCTCGGAACAGAGTTCATCTCTATTCTATGTACCATTTTAATTTGTAAAGCGTTATATTCAACTAAAGCATATTCAAATCCATATTTAATCAACTCAGCGTACATACCTTCATAATTAACTTTCAAAGGCTTATCTTTTTCAAAATCTTCTTCAATCATAAAATTATCAAATAGATAAGCTCTAACCTCTAGTGGTATAAAATTAAAATTAACTCCAAATATTATTATTTGATTTGATATTTTCTTAAAATTAGTAATAAATACAGGTGACCATTTCATCCAATTAGAATCATCCAAATAGTGAAAATGATAAAAATTACCTGGTAATATATCACTAACACCAACAGCCTTGACATCTTTATCAGACTTTTCATATTTATTATAGAAGTATAATGAATTGTTTTTGAAGTTATCAGCTAAGCCATCACCATCTACTAACATTCTTAATCCTATTCTATCTACTAATTCTCCCATGGAAATCTGTTTTCTTTTATATATAAAATAAACTAATCCAAGGTATGTTAAATTCAAAACCAAATAATGCTAACTACAATCAAGGCAACTATATACCAAAGTATAAAGACAAAGTAATTAAATTGAATACACAAGGTGGTGTATATTATAGAAGTTCTTGGGAAAAGAAGATAATGACTTGGTTAGATAATAATAAAACTATTACTAAATGGGGTGCTGAGTGTATGAGAGTACCATACCAAATGACACACTTTGATAATGGTGACACTAAAGTAAAAGAACATTGTTATTATCCAGACTTCTATTATGAGATGAGAAACTCTGAAGGAGTACTTAAACAAGTCGTTGTAGAGGTTAAACCATTCAAAGAGTATAAGATGGTTCAAGACTTAAATGAAGGCAACCTGGTCGTTCCTGAGAATGGAATGAAGAAGTTAAAAAACTTCGAGTATGACCTTAAAATGGCTTACAAGAATAAGAACAAATGGGAAACTATGATTAATTGGTGTAATATGAAAGGTTATGAATTTATTATCATAACAGAACAACATCTAAAGAAATTTAACCTTTAATTTTAAAAATAAGGATAATTAAAATAAAGATTATAGAGATACTTGGTAAAATATTATCCCAGATAATATAAAGTCTTCTACTTATATGATAGAATGGAAATCTAAGTAAATGTAAAAATGTTAAAAATATAAACAAACTTGATTGAGATGACCAAATACCAATAATCAACCAAGTCCAAAACATTAGTCTGAAGACATAATGTAAGATATCAAATCTACTAAAAGACTTAACATCTAAAGACTTAATACTAATATCTAATCTAGTTTTATTAAAAACATAATAGACCTCGTTAAAAGCAAATAAAATAGATATTAGGTAAAATAAAGTGATCATCATATAGTATCGGTGTTAAATATTATTTCTTCAAATTTTAATAAATTTTGAAAAGCTGATTCATTAATTTTAATAGACTTCTCTTCAATAATCATATTAAATATTTTATCTTCTACAAAAACTTCTACCCATTCTCCAACAATTCTATCATATTCATTAGGAATAATTGAATTATCTCGACTGTTATAAATAGAGGATACATAGATATCTCTTTCTTTAACACTTAAATGTAATGAACACCCATCACTAAGAAATCCCTCTTTGGTATTAGATTCTTCCCAAAGTTGTAATATTACTTTATTCATTTTTAAATTTTTGTATTTATTTTAGTAATCAAGTTAAACAAAGTTTAGTAAAAAGCATAAAATAAAAAAAAACAAATCATTTATGAGTAATATCAAACTAGAGTACATTTGGCTTGATGGTTCAAACCCTCAACAACTTAGAAGTAAAACTAAAATCGCTTCAGAAATTAATTCAATGAATCCTTCTGACTATTCAATATGGTCATTTGATGGAAGTTCAACATTACAAGCACAATCAGGTAAAGGTAAAAACACAGACTGTTTACTAAAACCAGTATTTGTAACATACGATCCATTCAGAAAAGGATTAAACAAATTGGTCTTCTGTGAAGTTCTTAATCCAGACGGAACGGCACACGAAACAAATAACAGAAGAACATTAGCTCAAAAAGTTAATGAATTGGATATCAATTCAGGTGACAAATTAGAACTTCCTTGGTTTGGTTGGGAACAAGAATATACATTAACTCACAAACCAATGATTCCATTTGGAATTGGTGAGGGTATTCCATTAGGATTTACTTTGGATCCAAATTCAACACCAAGACCTCAAGGCGACTACTACTGTGGTATCGGCTCTGATAACGTAGTTGGTAGAGACATTGTTGAGGAACATATGAATATGTGTATGGAAATTGGTTTAGATATTTCCGGTATTAATGCTGAAGTTCTTTTAGGACAATGGGAATATCAAATTGGACCAGTTACTGCTTTAGAAGGTTCTGACCAATTATGGGTTTCTCGTTATTTGTTACAAAGAGTTGCTGAAAAATACAATGTTAAAGTTTCTTTACATCCTAAACCATTAAAAGGCGACTGGAACGGAACAGGTTGTCATGTTAACTTCTCTACTAAAGAAATGAGAGAAGAAGGTGGATTAGATATCATCAAAGAAACTATGGCTAAATTAGAAAAGTATCAAAAAGAACATATTAGTGTTTATGGATTACATAACGACCAAAGATTAACTGGTGCTCACGAAACATCAAGTATCAATGATTTCAGTTATGGATTCTCTACAAGAGATACTTCTATCAGAATTCCAGCACAAGCAATTGTTGAAGGTAAAGGATATTTTGAAGACAGAAGACCAGCTTCTAACTGTGATCCTTACCAAGTATCACTTAGAATGTTAGAAACTGTTTACTCTGAAGTTGAAGTTTCAACAGAAGCATAACATAAATGATTATAAAGTAAAAATCCACTCAATTGAGTGGATTTTTTATTTTAAAGATGTTTTGAATTTTTTCCTTTCGTCTTTTCTGTCTTGAAGGAAATATAGTTATAGGTATACTACTAGCACTAAATGCTGGTGTCATAACTATATCAAATGTCTTTAGATTAATATTAGAGTGAGTGAAGTCCTTGTCCATCATTTGAGCCTTCAATTGAGATTAATTTGATTAAGTGTTCGTTATCACCTTTCTTTTTATAAAGTTCGTTATAACCTTTAGCGATTCCTCTTTTGAAGACTTCTGTAAAATAAGCGAAGGCATTAACAGATTTATCTTCGTTGAAATTATACCAGTTTTGGAACATATCCAATAATCCTGATTGGTAACAGTCTAACTTATCGTCATTAGACCAATATCTCATTTTTTTGATTGTTTTTTTGGCAAGAAGTTCTAACATTTTCTCTGCGTTTCTTGTTAGTTTACCTTGTGCTTTTGATACGATAACTTCAATGTATAAGTCTTTATTGTTTAGGTACATTCATAATACTTATTTTTTTAAGGTTTCTAAGAATAGACACCTTTGTTTCATGCTTTCATGTTATACAAATGCTTAACATTTAAGTTTAGTTTAAAATAAAAAATCCTCAAATTTCTTTGAGGATTTTTATTAATATTTAATATTAAAGTTTAATTCTTTCGTTATATTGAAGTTCTTTAGTAGCTTGTAATTCAGTATCTAAGTTGTCTTTTCTTTTCTCTAAGTTTTTAAGAGCTGTAGTTAAAACTTCTGATTCACCAATCATTTGGATAGAACCTTTAACTTTAGAGATATTGAAATTAACATCTTCTAATTTCAAAGTGATTTCTCTTTCTTTATCTTCAAGTTTTCTTTTAACGATTAATTCTTTATCTAATTTATTTTCAAAGAAATAAGTTAAATCATAGTTTAATTCGTTTCTTACTTCGTTTACTAATTCTAAAGCAGATTCGTATTTGAAGAATGAGTTACCATATCTTTCATCACATCTGTAAACAAAAGTATTGTTTTTGTAATTGAAAGCAAATAATTCTAAATAAGGGTTGATTAAGTTGTTAACTTTTTTAACAACATCTAACTCTACAAATTTATCTAAGTTTTTAGAAACTTCAACTAAAATAGGATAGAAATTTTTGTTTACGATTGGAATAATTGGAGAAGAGAATAAAGATTCTAATGTAGTTTCTTCATTTAATTCATCATCGTTGATATAAAGACCAGATTTTTTACCAACAGCTAAACCAATTGTTAAGTATTCAGAAATTCTAAAGTTAACTCTATCTTCAGAAACTTGAGCATACTTCATTGCTGTTTCTAACATTCTTAAAGATTTTAAAGATTCTTCATCTTTAACGTGATTTTCTAATAATGTTTTTTCAATTGTATTTTCAGATAATAAGAACCATGAATCTTTAACTAAAGCAACGTGACCATCTTCTACTTGCTCAACAATAGTGAATGTAGACTCACCTTTACCACCACTTAAAAGATTTGCTCTTTTTTCAGGTGATTTTGTTAAATTATGAACAAATAACTTAACTTCTGGAACCCAGTCATAAACAGCCAATTCATTAAGAATTTTTGACATTCTATCTTGGTCAGTTTCTAAATTAATAGTTTGAAGAACAACATTCAAAGGTTGTCTGTAAAGTTCTCCTTGATTCTTAGAGTTAAGAACATTATATAAATTTTTTAATTCATATAATAATTCATAATTTTTCATATCATCATTAAGATTCTCTAAAAGAGATTTAACGCTCTTATCATAAGTGTATGGTTTAAGTCTATCGTTAAGAGAAACTATGATTTGCTTTTCAGATAACTGATTACAAGCATTCATATGTCCCTCAACTATCACAGAAACTTCCTCCTGGTCAAGAGTAAGGTCCTTTTTGAAGTTAAATAACTCAAGTTTAAGATTCTTCATATTTTAAAATATTTTTTTTTATATACTCTATATATTATAGATAAAAAGTCATTTTTTACCATTTTTAAATTTATTTATTATTAAGGGTTTGATGCGTCCGCGGGTCCTTGAGAACCATTCGGATTTATTATATTTCCTGATGCTTTTTCTCTCGCCTTTAATATATTATTAAACCATCTTGTTCTCTTAGGAGAAACAATTAAGTAATCAGAGTTAGTAAATGATCCATATCCATCACTAGGAGAAGATGCTGATGATTGTGTATTATAGAAACTAGTAGTTGCGCCATAAGGAGGAACATCTCTAACACCTAATCCACCACCAGAGCTAGTGTCAGTTCTAGATCCACCAGGAGTTCCTGGACCTCCAGGCACTTGATTAGCACCACCTGGACCACCAGGCATACCAGGTTGTTGAAAGAAATCAGAAACACCACCATTAAGGGCAAATCCATTCAAATCACTCATACCAGAACCGTATGCTTGTGGATAACCAGTACTATTAACTCGATCACTTCTAAATGCGGGATAGTATGTTTCAACTGTAAAAGAAACTTTCATCTTGATATTATTATCAGATGTTAAATTCTTTTCTCTAGACATTTCAATTTGATTTGAATCAGGCATTAAAATAACAGCATCAATATTCATAAAGTTATACTCAAAGTACATAAACTTATATAACCAAAGAGTATCCATAATAGCCTGAGAACATTTGAATGTGTCTATCTCAGAACTTAATAATATTTCTAAATCATAATTTACTGTAATAGGAACCGCTCTAACTTTAGCGATTACTTTTCTAATTTCTACTTCATTCTCAACAATCATTCTTAACCAAACATTAGGGTTGGCAAATTCATCAGATTTAATGTTGAAACCAGTCATAGTTAAATGACCTCTTGGTATCATATCCGTATTTAATTCAACAAATCTGTTTTCAGAAACTATATCATCAGAAAATGAATCTAAAAGAAATCTTTCATCCCCTGTCAAAGAGTAATAAAAAGGAACTTGAACATAAACATCACCACTAGTGAATCTGTTAATCCACTTGACTTGTCCTTCTAAAGTATCTAAAACACAAACTGTTAAATCTCTAAAAAATACGTCTTCAAAATTAAATCTTTCTCCTATCATATCGGTATATATTAAATATAAACTTTCTCTTCATGAGATTATATACCTATTAACTAATTGAATAAATATGTCTGTTAAATCATTACTCTTATGGGAAAAGTGGCGTCCAAAAAATATGGAGGATGTTATTCTTTTACCTAGAATTAGAAAACATTTCGAACTTGGTGTAAACCAAAACTTTATATTCTATGGTCACTTTGGTACCGGAAAAACAAGTTTGGCTAGAATTCTTATTGGTAAATACACAAAGGATAAGCCGTATCTTGAATTAAACTCATCTTTATATACATCTATTGATGTGTTAAGAAGTGAGATCGAAGATTTCTGTAAATTTACACCAATGATGGAGACTGACTCTGATGTCAAATACATCTTCTTAGATGAGTTTGAAAGAGTATCGGCTCAGTTTCAAGATGCCTTCAAAGCATTTATTGAAAAGTATAATAAGAATGTTAGATTCATTATTACAACCAATCACTTAAATAAAATTTCTGATGGTATTAAGTCTAGAATTCCTCAAATTAATTTTGATTGTCAAAGTCTTGAAGAAGAAAAGTATCTTAAACAAGAAGTTTATAAAAGAATCAATAATGTAATTCTACCAAAAGAAGGTAAAGAAATTCCTAAAGAAGATTTGGCTTCTATTATTACTAAAAAGTTTCCTGACTTTAGGTCTATAATGGTTGAAGTTCAAAACTATTTAGAAACTGGCAGTTTAGGAGAGAACACATCTAATGTGTCTAACAAAGTAAAATTAGATTTATACTCTTGTATCTATGATAAATCATTAGACTATGAGAAAATATATCACTTCTTAATGGCTAACTTTGGCGCAGAAAAAATTGATGTAATGATTAGACTACTAGGAAAACCTTTTATTGACTGGTCTATATCAGAAAGTAAAAATATAGATAAACTATTTGAGTGTAATTTTATCATATCAGATTATTCATCTAAATTAGAAACCAATACAGATCCTATAGTTCTAGGTCTAACCATTGTTGGTAAATTCAGAGATATACTATTATAACAAAAGAGCCATAATATATTAATATATATGTTATGGCTTTTGATTTTTCAGACTTCTATATTATTTACCCCGGTCATCCAAGATTCAATGATATTCAAATCATTGAGGATGATGTTATTAGAGTTATTATACAAAAATGGGAATTAATGATATTTACAAATAAAGGTGAATTATTTTGTGATCCTGAGTTTGGTGGCGACTTACCAAAATATTTACACGAAACAAGGCTATCAGCCGAAACAATAGAAAGTGAATTAAGATCTCAAGTAAGAGAATATATTACCGAACTAGAATCTATAAATTATACACTACAAGTTAATTTTTATGAGGATCCTGAAAGATACCAAGAGTACATGGAAATAAATTTTCAAATAGCAGACTATGAGGTTTATGCTGTTGTAACTTAAATATATAAAGTATGAGATACATTAAAACATTTGAGTCTTATGATAATGAGCTAATATCTAACATGGAGTTTTATAAAGTTACTTCAGATGAAAAAACTTTATTTAAACCATCATTTGGTGCTAAAAAAGGTGAAACCGATTTTTATCAATTAAGATTAGATGGTAAACCTATAGTTGAAATAGAAGTTAATCCAAATTCAAATTACGGTAAACCTGAAATAATGTCAGCATTTTCAGATATGAGAGGTAAAGGATTAGGTGAATATCTTGCTAAGAAAGTGCTTGATATATATCTCATTGATGAGGTATTTGTAAGATGTACAAAGGATAGTAAAAAGTTCTGGCAAAGATGTGGAGCAACTGTTGTAGATAAATCAGACCCTTACTTATTACATTTTATTAAATAATCGGCAAAAGGAACTTTTCGTGTTTTAATATATAAGATATGAAAACATGTAGTAAATGTAAAGAAATTAAAAATCTTTCAGAATTTTCAAAAAGATCTGACTCTAAAGATGGTTATAGATCACAGTGTAGAAAATGCGTAAACACTCAAGAAGCTAAAGATAGAGTGAATAGATACTACAAAAACAATCGTGATGTATTATTAGATAAAAGCAAAGAAAGAAAATTAAAAAAATCTGATCCAAATTCAAAAATCAGAACAATTAGAAAGATGTTTGAGTCTTGTGATGAAAATCAGAGTGTTTGTACAAAATGTATGAATATAAAAAACAAGAAAAATTTCATAAAGGATAAAAGTAGGAAAAACGGTTTATCTGCTCAATGTAATGATTGTAAAAATAAATACTACAAAAATAAGAAAAAAGATGATATTATATTCAAATTATCAACAACCATAAGAAGTATGATATCATCTTACATAAAATCAAATGGTATTAAAAAGTCAAAAAAATCTGAAGAAATAATTGGTTGTAAATTTACAGATTTAAAAATTCATTTAGAATTAAAATTTAGAGATGGCATGAATTGGGAAAACTATGGATTATGGCACATAGACCATATAATACCTATAAGCTATGCTAAATCTGAAGAGGAAATATACAAACTAAATCATTATTCAAACTTTCAACCATTATGGGCAAAAGATAATTTATCCAAAGGAAATAGATTTATTGGATAGGACAACTTGTTGAAGTGTATATAAATTTCCAATCTCTTTTTATTTTAACACCTAAAGATAAGGCGGCAGTATAAATATCCTCTAAACATTCACCATCAGCACCACCTACTATAGTAACCGTCTCATTTCTTAAACTTAAAAGTAAATCATATAACTTTTTACTAAGATGGTGCCATTTATGATTATTACCAACATAAACAATATATGTTCCTTCTTTAGTTGGGAATATATCACCTTTCTTTAATAAACTATTATCTTCTTTATCAGAAATTTCGTTATAAACTTCTTTGTCTAATATCTTCTTGTAGAAATCAGCATCAACATTATAGTTATATCTTTTCTCAATAAGATCTTTTTGATTAGTAAAGTGATAAAGGTCTTTATGAATAGGAATTACAGGTGATTCATCATATAAATAGTCTTTATCTACACTTTTACCATCTGTATGATTATCCCAAATTTGGTAAACATTTTGAAAGTTATTACAATACTTCTTTAATTCATTAAGATACATCTCAGAAAAGAATTTTCTAAATGATTTCTGAACATCAACTATAATTAATGATCCATTACTATGACTCTCAAATGTTTTTAAATATCTCATTATAAATATGTGTCGTATGCTTTTTCAATTTTAGGATCTAAAACTGTGTAATCTATATCAAATGTTTTAGGCATAATACTAACAACTGGTGGTTGATTATAAGGCTCTTTGCCTATTTTATACCAACTTCTATTCTTTCTCATCCATAAATAGAAAAGAACATAAGCATTTGACTTCTGAATATACTCGTCAATATTTATAATTATATCCAATCCGTATTTTTTAATCTTCTCTACTGTTCTTCTTTCGCAGTCAATTTCACAATTCATAGACAATAATATCTCAGTGTCAATTAAAGACATATCAACATTATCATCGCCAGATAACCACTTATCAATATTTTCCATTCCTGATTCATTTTCAGTCCATGCTGGCACTTGTTCAATCCATTGATCCATATGACAAGATTCATGTAATAGTATTATCAGCCATTGAGAGACATCTTTACCCAAAGCACAAGCAAGTGTTCTTGTATCACCATCAAAATATCCATTACAAATAAAACCACCTTCTGAAAATTGAACACCGGTATCTGGAGATAGAATTAATTTAACATTATGTTCTTTAGTGTATATTTTCAAATCTTCTATAAAAGATTTGACTTTAGCTACATCTTCTTGTGATAATCTACCATAATTAAACTCACCACCATGTGGAATGTCTGCCTCTTCAAAGTCTTCAAACAATTTTAAGTATCTCATTGTGTATTTATATTTTGATATACTATATATTAAATAAAAAAACCCATCAAATTTTGACGGGTTTTAATTCTTTGAATATTTTATAGATTAAAGAGGTAATTCTTCTTCACCTTCTTCTTTTTCTTCTTCACCTTCTTCTTTTTCTTCTTTTTCACCTTGAGCCGGTTGAGCTTGTCCTTGTGCTGGTTGAGCTTGTCCTTGTGCTGGTTGAGCTTCTTCTCCTTGTGCTGGAGCTTCTTGAGCCTGACCTTGAGCAGGTTGAGCTTGTGCTTGAGGTTCTTCAAATTCACCTTGTGCTGGAGCTTCTTGAGCTTGTGCTTGAGGAGCTTCTTGAGTTTGAGCTGGTTGAGCTTGTGCCTGAGGAGCTTCTTGAGTTTGAGCTTGAGGTTGAGCCTCTACTTGAACTTGAGGTTGAGCCTGAGGTTGTGTTTGAGTTTGTGATTGACCACCACCCATTAAAGCACCACCAGGAATTTTCTCAACATCTAAGTTATTCATATTAATAAACTTTACAATTTCTTCAGCAATATCAACATCACCAAAGAACGTGCGTAGGTTTTTACCTGTAGTGTCTTTTACTTTTTTCACATAAGCATTGATTAAAGATTGAGGAATATCAATCATTGTCTTTACTTTGTAAATATCGTTTACTTGAAGAACCGATTCTTTAATGATTTCTTCTCTGTTCTTTTTAATACGATAGTTTTCATATGTTCTGATATGCTTCATTTGTATTTGAATATTTTTTATAGATTATATATTAAACTAAAAAACTCATTTTTTATCAATTAGTGTACTAGTAATAAACCGAGTACTAAACCAATAATAGCGACACCTCCACCGATACCACCAAAGACCATTTTAGTTTTCATTTTTCTTATTTGTAGATTCTTTTCATCAATAACTTGTTGTCTATTATCAACTTGTTCTTCTAAAATAAGAATCTTTTTAAGATAAGCAGCAACTTCACCTTGTAATGATTTAATTTGTTGGTCTTTATTATTCAAAGACTCTTTTAATTTAGCAATTTCCAATTTTTGAGAAGCAATTACTTGTTCTTTATCATTGATAACTCTAACACAAACTGAATCATATTGACCAATTTGAGTACTTTGTTTTTCTAAAAGAGCCAATAAGTCAGTACCATTATCAAGTGACTGAGCTTGTTCAATAGTCATTACAATAACTTGTTGACCATTTGAATCTGTTTCAAATTTAGGGTAATCTATTTTAGCCTGTGAGTATTGTGAGTAAGCACTTAAACTCAACACTAAACCAACTATAAGTGATAAAAACTTTTTCATATTAATGTTTTGTTTTATTTTTTAATGATTCTAAAAGAGCATCTCCTGTTCTATTAGGAGGATGATTCTTAATATCTTCAATCTTATGTTGAGTTTCAGCTAAATCACTTCTCAACTTATTCAAGTTAGCTTTAGACTTGTTAGCCTCAGCTTCTGCCTTTCTAGTTAAAGCCTCTTGTTTAGTTATTTCAGCTTGTAATTTAATGTCTAATTGTCTAAGACTATCAGATTTTGCTCTCCAAGTGGTGATTTCTAAATCAACAGCTTTCTTTTGAGCTTCTAATTCTTTGAATTGTTGCTCTAGTTGTTTAACTCTTTCTTTTGATGCTTTATCACCTGAGAAGAACCACTTAAAACCAAATAAAAGTGTCAGTCCAAGTAAGATTAATATCAAAATTGATTTAATATCCAATTTCATAAAAACTTATTATTTTTGGAATTATATATTATTTTACCAAACCGACCTTTTATTTTTGAGAAATTTTATATATATTTGTAAATATTTAAAAAACTATGACGTATAAAAGACTAATATCTTTCGATTTTGATGACACTTTATTCCATACACCAAAACCTGAAGAAGGCGAAAAAATCTGGAAGGAAAAAACAGGAACAGATTGGCCATATAGTGGTTGGTGGGGTCGTCCAGAAAGTATTGACCCTGAAATATTTAACATTCCATTGAATCAATGGGTTTATAAAAAATATTTAGAAGCCGTATCTGATCCAGAAAACTATGTTATATTAGCAACTGGTCGTCTTAAAAAGAAAGAAGGTATGTCTAGTCATATCCAAACTATTTTAAATCAACATAACCTATCATTTGATGAAATTCATTTAAACTGGGGCGGTGATACATACCACTTCAAAACTAAATTATTTGAAGAAAAAATTGAAGAACTTGGCGTTCATGAATTTGTTATGTATGATGATAGACAAGAACACTTAGTTAAATTTGAAGAATGGGCGGAAGAACATCACGTTCAAGTTACAGTAGTTGATGTTGTAAACAAAAAAGAAACTATTTTCTAAAATAATATATAATATTCAATTTATGGCAACAATTACAAAAAAGAAAACATCTTCTAAAGTAGAAGAAATTTTATCTAAACCATACAAACTGGTTTTACACAATGATGATCACAATACATTTGAGTGGGTTATTACTTGTCTTATGAAGATATGTAAGCATGAAACCGAACAAGCTACTCAATGCGCTCATATTGTTCACTACAATGGAAAGTGTGATGTTAAATACGGAGATATTGAAACAATAGCAACTATGAAAGATAAACTCAGAAGTGCTGGACTAAGTGCTACGATGGAGGCAAACAACTAATGAAATACCTTAAAAATATTTGGAACTACCTAGCAGAAATACAAAAATATGTTGATGAAATTCAGAATAGACAAATCTTTGGAAAATTCTAATACATACTTTTAGTATGTCTTTTTTTATTTACCAAACCAATTAGTACCATTTCCACCAAAGCCATTATTATTATTAGCTTTATACCTATTCATTTGTTGTCTTCTTATTTTCAAAACTTGACCATAATCAAGACCCTCAACATAATCTACTCCTTTTAGTGTCTCTCTAACATAGTTCATATACTCTTTATCAACAAACTTACTAGACCACTCTTCAATCATTTCAGAAAAATCGTGTCTACTAAAAACAGTTGTAGCATTTACAATAGTCATTACAGTATCATCATGACCAACGTCTGCCGCATATCTTGTGTTACCGGCTGATGTAGTATGTTTAACAAATGTTGTGATTTCTCTAATATTATCTTCATTAGTAATAACAAATCCTTTAGTTTGCATGAGATCCTGATAATCTTTAACCATGAGATTCTTATTTTCTCCTACCTTTAACCCCACCTTTTCTTCAGTAGCATCGGCTCTATGTTTATATCTAACAAATACAGAAGAGCCATAATTATTATTACCATCAAAAACGTGAGGTAGCTCAGCAAATAAAGTATTACCATAGTTATTCAACTCGACAACTACTTTACAGTTATCAGGATTTAAGTATTCAAATACAATCATATAAAGTAATTCGGCTAACTGCTTAACAGAAATATAATTGTTTCTATAAATACCTATTTGCTCTAATCTAAAGAAATCAACTATTGATTTATATGATGGTTTTTGTAATTCTGTTAAATCTTTTGGTTTCTCAGAAACTCTAAATATGTTTATAATAGAATAATCTTGTCCAAGTCCCTCTGATATATCGACAGATATTACAATCTTATAATCTTTCCTCATTAATGGTATAAAAACATTATCATCCTCAACCCATTTTAAATCAGTATAACTAAATTTTAGTTTTTTATCAAAATCGAATATAGGCTCATGTACATAATGTTTTTTATTTTTCAATAACTCATCAATAATTGCCTCGTTCAATAACGATTTAGAAGCATTAATAAATCTTAAACCATACTCTTGGTTGAAGGCATCCTCACCACCAATATCTTTTATAGCTTCTTCTTTCCAAGTTGTAACCTCAGCAATAGCCATAATAGGAACTTCAAAACCATTCTTATCAATAAATGTTAATTTCTTAACATCTTCATCTGTACATTTATCATCATTAAAGATATTAATCACATCTTTGAGTAAGTCCATATTATATTCCATAAAGACTTTTGTCTGACTACCCCACTTCTGATTAACTAAATCAAATATCTCTTCTTTAGTTACACCATATTCATACATTTTATGTGGATTTAATCTAATATAAGTAACAAAACGACCAGGTACTTGATACCAGTAAACTCTCATTGGCTTATAGTTATTCTTCATTGGATCGCCCTCAGGTCTTTCAGCATCAGTTAATAACCTATGGAATAGGTTCATACCATTTGGAGTAGAAGTGATGATAATCTTTGAATTTTGAACAGCAGCAGTTGTCGGAAAAGCAGCAGTATAGTATGGTTCAATAATATTTGAAGGAATGTGAGCAAACTCATCTAAGTAAAGTACGTCAATAGTAAAACCGATTGCTGGAGTCTTTGTTCTAGCTGATGTTTTAATTCTACAACCATTCTCAAATGTTAATGATTTTTGATTCCAAGTTTTAATACCTGGCTTTAAGAAAAATGGTAGTAAAGAGTAAATAGATTTGATTTTATCAACAATCTCAACAGCCGTATCGCCTTTATTAGCAACAATCATTATATTCTTATCATTATCAAATAAGATTTTATGTAACATGAAAATAGAAGATGAGATTGTTTTACCAACCTGACGAGATGCCATTAAGATACTAAATCTATTATTAACAAAACTATCAAGCATCTCTTTTTGATAATCTCTTAACTTAATAGAACCAATAGAACCATCTTCTCGTTTTACTTTACAATATTTTTCTACAAAATAATGAACATCTAAAGCACATCTAACATACTCTTGTTGTTCATCAGCAGTCATCTTAAATGAAACACCTGCTCTTCTCAAGCCTACTTCACTCTTTAACCAAGGATTTTGATATCGTTTAACGACTATACCATCGTTAATCTTATTAGTTGCCTCTTCTACTAGTTTGGTTGTAAAAACCATTTGTCTTTCTTGTTGTGGAGCAAATGCCATATTTTAGGAAAAGATATTTTTTAATATATATTGTAAAAAACCGCCTTCTATGTCAAAAACAGAGAACGAAAGAAATAGAATCAAAGATGAATTCGATGAAATCCAATCGGAAAGTGGCGAATTTGATATAAGTAAACACCTTGCTAGACCTGAGGATCTACCAGATTTAGGTGAAATAGAAATATATGATTATGATTCAGACATGACAGTTGCTAGCCAACAGTCTATGGAAGTATTAGAATCACTTATTGATTTATATTTAAGTGATGTGCCTCAATTAAAAGAACACCCTTATATAAGAAATAAAATGAGAGAAGATGCTAAAGTTTATGCTGAAACAATATTCCTATCAAAGATGACTAGAAAGAATTTTCTATCACAATTAAGACAGGTTGATAACGGCGATAACTCTGCTAGAATGCATGAAGTTGTCAATCAAACAATTGGTCAAATTAGAGAAAACTCTAAATTCTCGTCTACACAAAGAACTGAACTTGAGAAATTTTATAAAGGATTGAGAAAAGATTTAGGTCTTAATGAAATTGAGAATCCAGAAGTTATTAAAGCTCAAAATATAGCGGCTGAAGAATCAGCTGGTGAGTCAATAGGTGGTGGAGAAATAATGGATAATAGAAAGCTTAATGATTTAATTAAGAATGCTATGATTAGTAAAGAGAAAGATAAATAATTATCTCCATTTAAAACTTTCAAACACTGTTATTAAATTACTAAATTGGATATCTACTTTTGTAGTTACAAATCTATTTACTTTATTACCAGTTATTAAATTAACATATAATGTGTATTTTTTAGATTTCAAATCTTCTTTAATAATTTCTTTTAATTTATTATCAGTGTTTGATAACAAAACAGTTAAAAGTTTATTAGATTCTTTTGCTAGTTTAATAACATTTTCTTCATCATCATAGAAGAATAATTCATCATATTGACCTAACTTTTCTTCAGTAAACTTATCACCTTCAGTTTTAAGACCAACTATATGTTGTAATAATAATCTAACTTTCTTATGAGAAATATCATCAGATACTTTATTATAGAATGTTTCTGATATAAAATAGAACTTTTTAATAATTAGACCATTTTCTTTTAATTTATCTTCTATTTTAGATATCATTAACTCATAGTTTCTCTTAGTATTCTTTGAGCATATTACATAAATATCATCATCTGTATTTTTCAAATGTAAAATATTTTCTAAATTAATATCATAATCTAAATTTTCAATTAATTCTTTATTCATAAACTCTTGTAAAGAAAAAGCTAAATTAGAAATATCGGCTCTGTGATTTTTAGCTTTAATTTTTATCTTCTCAAATAAATCTGTTGGTAACCAATAAGTGTGTCCGCTAAAATTTATAGAGTTTCCTTGGCTTTTATAAATACCTTTTTTAATTAAATTAAAATCACTTTGTGATATTTTCATAATAGGTATATTTGGAATAGTCTTATCCACTAACCAAACTTTATTATCGGTTGTCAATATTGTATCTAAGTCAAAAAAGTGTGCTTTCATTATAATTTATAATTTGTTACTTTATATTTAAGTTGATGAGGCATGCCATCAAATCTACTGCCTTCATATTCTTTATCTTTCCACTCAACACCACCACTCAGTTCACTATCAAAGCTTCTACACTTTGGACATTGATTTGGTGGAGTTTTTTGAACTTCACTTAAAACATCATTTATTTTAGATGTTCTGATATCACTTTTTACTTCTACCATATCTGACTCTGTATAATAGAAATGTCCTTTACACCAAGGATTTCTACAAACTGTTTTCATTTGTTCCATAAAGTATATATTAAATAAAAAATCCCATCATTTCTGACAGGATTTCTTAAATATATATTTTTCTATTTTTTATACTCTTACCATATTTTTACTTATTGCGAAATTATATAGTGTTGGTAGATTTAGGTATTTCATAAATGCGTTTCTTACGTCTAATAATGTTTTTGATTTTTTAACTAAATTTACTATAAGAAAACCAAACTCTTCTTGAAACTCTAAGTAACAATCACACCAAGGTCTATTATAATGGTCTAATGTGTTCCATTCTTTATATCCACCAGATAACCAGTATAGTGATTTTTCTGGGGTTATGTTTTCATATATCATTTTTTTATCAATTGTCGTGTTCCAAATAGGGTCGTTCCAGTCAATTTTTCTCATTAGAATTGAAACTGCTTCAGCTACGTCTGATGTCATTTCTGGTCCGATTTCAAAGAAGTAATCATTTCCTTCTTTAGTAACCCTTAACTCTCTTTGATTCAAAATTTCCTTCTCTTGTTGTTTTTCAAGAGTAATTCTTTTTCTCTTCATAGTAATCATGTTAATTTTTTATATCTGTGTAAGATTAATACCACTGCGCCATTTACCACCGAAATTGCCGTTTTCCCATATACCATTTTCCCAGTTTCCATAGAAGCTACCATCTTTAAAAATACCATAGTACCAATCTCCTGTGTAGAAACTGCCATTTTTCCATATAAGTGTGTTATTTTTTATTTCTAACTGAGCATTCTCAATTTCTGAGTCAATAAGCCAGTAGAATCCTTCTTTGAGAAGAATATCGTGTATTTCATTAGCACTTGTGTAAGTCTTCCCACGATAATTTAGTTCTGAATATCTCATAATAAAATATGAATTTGTATGTCTTATATATTCTAATTTTTTATTATCAAATCGACAATCGTGGATTTTATTAAAATTTCAAAGGTGGGTAAAAAAAAATATATTTTAAAATAAAAAAACCGGACATATGCCCGGTTTTTTAAGAATATGGAAAAAAATGATTTTTTTTATTTACTAAGGCTATTCAAAAAGTCTAATTCTGCTTTAGTCAAAGACTTCATACCAGTAGCACTGATTTTTTCTAAGATAGTGTCTACATCTAAAACTACATCGAATTCGGCGATTAAATCTTCGATGAAAACATTAGAAACTTCTACAGTGTTATCAACTTTAGTATCAACAACTCTTGTGGCTTTTGGCATCTTTGGAGTTTTGATTGGTTGAATTTTCAACAAAGAGTCTTTTTCTCTTTTTGTGATTGGACAAAATCTCTCACAAACACTAAATTCATTAGTTACTATATCACAACCAGCAATTACCCAATCACCACCTGCCTCAACCCAGATTTTAGATGAACAATCTTTGACGATAATCAAAGCATTGAAATCTAATTTATAAACTTCAGAGATAGCTTTCAATTGTTGATCGTTGTGAGACTTTAAGCTGATACAGATTACTTTGTTGATGTCGAATTTCATATTATTTTCTTTTAGTGGTTATTTTGTTATACAAATATAAGGATAATTAGTGAATTTACAAATTTTATTTATTATTTTTTTGTTTTATAATCTATTTTAATCAATTATCTTAAACAAAGATAATCATAATTATTCATTTTAACTAATTTTCAATAAAAGTTTTTTAATATATATGTTGAAAAAATTACATTAATTTATGAAGTATCTTAGTAATAGAGATGAGTTCCTTAAAAGAAGCATAAACAAAATAGATGAATATAAGTCTTTAGAAGATAAAGATTTGGTTAAAATAAATGAAGACGTTGAAAATAGCGGACCATTTGCTAATGATATACCTTGGGGTGACTCTTTACTAGGTAGATTAATAAACTCTACTATTAGAAAAGCAAAGATTGGTGCTAATCTTGTTAGAATAAAAGGCGTAGCTAAAAGACTAAGATATGCGTTTGATGATCTCTTAGGTGGTTCAGCTGAAGCTGAATTATCAGAAGAGGATAAAAAAGAATTCAAAAGACTTACTGTTTTTTCTTTTCTTGATAGTTTACAAAAAGCTGTAGAGGAAGAAGCTAGCGTAGGTGATATTAGAAATTTAACAAAAGCAGCAATTTCAGATATTAAAAACTTTGAAGACTTTGAAAATAAAGATAGTTTAATAAGTCAGTTAGAAGAATTTTTAAAATTCTTAGAACAATTTAAGGATGATGAAGGTGGAAAATCCGAAGCAGATGCTGATAAAGAAGAAGGAGAGAGTGAAGGAGAAGGTGAAGGAGAAGGTGATAAAGAAGGAGAGGGTGATAAAGAAGGAGAGGGCTCAAATTCTTCAGAATCCATGTATCCTACTATGATCAAAACATTAAAATCATTAACTTCTATATTATCACATTACAAAGAGGTTAAGTTAGCAACAACGACATTAAGTAATAAAGAAACTAGACAAAGTACTAAAGTAACATACACTACTGTAGCCGGAGATACTGTTGAAAAGATTCAAAAGAATACTAAAGCCAATTCAAAAAAATTAGCATCGGCTGATATTAGAGCTAAAAACCCTCAATTGGCAAAATATCCAAAAGATAATCAAACAATGCCTGCTGGTTTAGTTCTTGTAATGGAAAGTTATACTTTATTAGAAGCTATTGGTGATGGCGCAAGTCCAGATAGAGCAAATATTAAAGGAGGTGAAGACCATCTAACACAAGCTTTTGCTAAGTTAAAGAAAGCTATTGAAGTATTGGAATCACCAAAAGATAAAGGCGTTGGTGTAGATGTTAAATTCTTAAATGATATAACATCAAAATCACTAGATTCTAAAAACAAAGAAGTTATTAAATCTCTTTTTACAGAAATCAACAGATATTTAGTTGGTGATAAAAAAGAAACATTAAATGCTTCTAGCACTCCTTTGTATAAAGAAAGTATGGAAATAATCTCAGATAAAAACAAAAAAATTGTTGTAGCTGAGAAAATAGCAAGATTTGCTAAAACTGCTTTACAATTTGACAAAGAAGGATTATATGGTGGTCTAGGAGAAACAGGTAAAGGCTTACAAGCATTTGTAGAAGGAATTAAATCTACAATGACAATAAAACCTACTGAGAAAAAAGCTGAAGTTAAAACTGAAGAGAAACCTAAAGAAGAAGTTAAAAAAGAATCATCTTTATTTAAATATGATAAATTTATATCATTATTAAAAGAAGCTGAAGAAGGTGAAGAGACTGAAGAAAATGAGGAAGAATCAAAAGTTGGTGCTCCTGATACAATGACTACATCTCAAAAAATTAAAGACTATTGGAGTAAAAAGATAGATATTAAGGCTTTTGTAATGGAAAAAACAGAAGTTATTAAAATGAAAGAAAAATTTGATAAAATTGAAAAAGAAAGAAAAGATTCTATTGTAATAAATGGAATTGATCCTGTTTTAGATATTGTCAAGTGTTTCAATAGAGCTTATAAAATACACACAACACAAGTAATTCCATCTGGAAGAAGTGGAGGTAGAGTATCAAATAGTGTGTTTATGGAATATACTACTTTTGGATCAGGTGATCCAAGTACTGCTGGCAAGTCTGGTGGACCATATAGAAATAACGCCATTTTTAATCAATGGGAAGATACTGTATTAGATATACAAAGAGATAAAAAATATCAACCAATTTTTAACATTGGTACTAAATTAAAAGTAGGTAATGACTTAATAGATAAAGCAGGAGCAAATCTTCGTAAATTCATGACGGATATGCTTGATGGTGATGAACTTTACAAAACTGGTAAAGATGCTAAAGGGTTACAAGCTAAATTTTTAGATCAGTACTTTGGTTATAAAGAGGATGATCCAAATAAAACAAACTTTGGAGGATCAGAAGAGCAAGAAAACAACACAAAGATTGCGGATGCTATACCAGGTGCCAAAAATCTACTTTTCACAAAAGATCCTATTAAATTTGAATCAAATGATGATTTAGCTAAATCATTCTTTGCTGTATCAACTAATAAAAGTGTGGTTTACTTCTTTATACAAGAAGTTGTTGGTGACATTGCTTATATAACATATTCAAGATCTTTTTACTTCTTTCAAAAATATATCACAGAATCAGGAATACCTAATAAATTAACAAAAGGAGATCTTCCAAGAGAAATATTCTTGAATAAACAAGGAAAAGAACAAATAGATGAAGATGGCAAGGAATCAAATTTAGATTATAAAATAAAAGCTACTAAAAAGAAAATTGATAATCTAATAGGAAAAGATGGTAAGTTTAAGTTAACAGGAGACTATGAGATAACATACTTAACTAAGTTTGATGGAAAATCAAATAACACAAATACTAAATCAACTTTATCAGATAAACCAGAAAGTATTAGTGTTGTAAACTGTTATACTTTATATGAGAATACAAAAGATGTTGAAACATCATCAGATAAAACAAGATTTGTATTAAATAAAAAAATAGGAGATAGAATTTCAACAATTGGAGGATTTAAGACCGTTTCGGGTGCTGATAATATATCCAAAACCAAAATGGAGAAAAAGTAATGAGAAACCTAAAATCATATAGAATCTTTTTAGAAGAAGCTGAATTTGATGTTAATATAACAGACCAACCAGATATTAAAATGGCTAAAGAAAAGTTGACAACTCTTAAAAATCAACTTACTGAATATAAAACAAAGAAGCCTCTAATAGACACCGCATATCTAACAATCAAAATAGATGCTGACTTACAAAAGAAAATAGAATCGATTGTTGGTAAAATAGATGCCTTACCAGGTCAGGATAGAAATCCTTTCTTAGTTGAGTATCTACACATTGCTAGTTTAACAAGAAAAGTTAATAATATTCAAAAAGATATTGCGAATGATAAAGTTAAAAAAGATGATTTTAGTGAAGAATTAAAATTATCTAAGGATGACTCTACTAAACAAGCAGTAGGTACTAAAATAACTGATATAACTAATAGAATATCAACAAAAGCAGCTTCTATATCATCATTAACCAAAGAAATATCAGAGGCTCAAACATCATTAAATAAAAAAATGGTCGATGTAGAGAAAAATATGATGGATAATATAAAGAAAATCTCAAAAGAGAAGTGAAAATAGAAAAAATATCATTTTTTACATTTTATATATACTCTATAACATAAAAAAAAATATTAAAAATATGGCAATTCAAATTGGAAAATACAAAAGACCAGGAATCTTCATAGAAGAGTTTGACAATTCAATCATTACAACTCCAGTGGTTGAGGGTATTACTAATATGGTTATCGGTGTTTCAAAAAAAGGACCAGTAAATACACCTATTAGACTTACTACAGTCAATGACTTAGAGTCTATCTTTGGTCAACTTGATAGAGGATTAGAAAGAAAAGGTTCATTTTTCCACAGAACTATTCAAAAAATGTTGGAATCAGCTCCAGTATTCGCTATCAATCTTTTAAGCACAGATGATACATTAGATACTATTGAGTATAAATCATTATCATCATCATCTGGTTATATTAATGATATCGAAAGAAATGGAGCTTATAGAAGATTCTTCGATACAACAGGTTTCTGGAAAAGAGATACTGAGTCTTTCATTAATTTAACTAAACCAAATACTGGTTATACTGAAAGAGCTTTTAGTATTACTAACCTTTCTGACAGATTCGTTACTGTATTTGTTGTGAAAAGTGCTAGAACTGGTTTTGATAGAACTTTAATCGAATGGTATGGTTCTCAAGAAAAACTTCCGCCATATGTTAACGCTAACGATTACGCATCTGACTATTTAGTAGATGTTATTGTTGTAGGTGGTGACTGGTCTGACTACCAAAACTTGGCTATTGATAATAGATGGAGTGCTTACTTCAATGCGTCTGGTCTTGTTAAGAGTCAAATTAGAAACTTTGCTAATGATAGAAATGTTACTTTATTAGCTTATTACGAAGGATTGTCCTTAATTCCATATTTTAGAGATGCCAATGGTACTAATATTTTTATTGAAACTACAATTAACAGAGATACAGATAAAACTGGAGTATTCTGTGCTTTCAACTCAGATTTAGTTGAAACAGATTACTACAACGGTCTTTTAGACTTAGTTGGACAAACAGTTGCTGGTGTGAATGAAACTGAAATAGAATTCTTATCTTATAAAGAAACTATCGCTGAATCAATTGAAATCACAGCAGTACCTTTAGACTTACCTGGTAACGTAACTGCCTTATTAGGTGGTGTATTTACAGGAAATGGTTATATTAACCAAGATCCTCACGCATTTGGTTTAGTTCCAACTGAAACAGGTGTTATTAATAATGGTGATAACAGAACTGCTTGGTTTGGTGAAGGATTTGTTTATGATGTAACTAAAGATAATACTTTAACAACATCATCTGCTTCCATCACATTAACTTATACAGCTACTGCTGACGCTTTCGCTGTAATTGGCGATACAATGGTTCCAGTAACCGGAAATACATTAACAATTAGTGCTAGTGATTATAGCGCTTCATATGGTACATTATCATTTGTATCAGCTTATGTTTTAGACTCAACAGGTTCATTATCTGTAGTATCTAACACAACTGGTGTTGCTTATGGTTCAACACCTACAAAACCTACAGTATCAGCAAGTGATATCGTATTAGGTTATGTAGAATTTGATATGGCTAATGGTGATATCGCAGCACCAACAGTAACAGTTACTGATGTAAATATTGACACAGTTGGTTTCATAGACTTTAGTTTTGGTACTAGTGCTTCTGATGATTATCACATCGCAACTCAAAGTACTCCAGATTCTGGTGTAATTAAAGTTACATTTGAAAATACAAATACTGTACCTTCTGTAGCAAATTACGCACAATACAGAAGATTCAAATTATTCAATAGATTAGTTGATTTAATTGACTCTGCTAATAAAAATAAAATGACTTTATGTTTAGGACCTAATCATGCGTTCGATAAAGTTAGTTTATCTACTATAACAATTACAAATATTGTTAGCTCATCAACATCTAATAAATCATTTATCTTAAATACTGGTTTAACTGATGCTCAATTAAGTGATATTCTTGATGGTTACTTTGTAATCTACACAGTAGATAATGAATTTTTACTTGGCTCAGATAAAGTATCCACAACTTCAAATGTTTGGTCTATGACTGATGGTGTTGTTGCTAGATACTCTAAATTTTATTCTAATTTTTATGACGGTATTATTAACACAGGAGATTACTTCTATGCTAATAAAGTACCACAAGCTTTAGTAGCCGCTCAAGAAACTATGAATGTTATTTTCATAGATGGTGAAATTGCCGCAGGTACTACTTCATCATATGCTGGTTACAACTATGTAATATTTGAAACTACTTCAAATACAAATCCATCATATGCTACATATGACCAATTCATTGTTCCTGATTCAAGTATTAATACTGGATCATTTACAATTACTAATGCTTCTAACCCATCTACTTTAGCTACAAATCTTGGTTACACAAGTACAGTAGGAGCTTACTACTGGGCATATGAAGTAAGTGAAGAAGTTGCTTACGAAGAAGTATTAAATGTAAGTACTATTTATGATTTCTTAAAGAAACATTACTTAAAAATGTACTTAAATAACAACGGAACATTAGAAGTTGATTTCATGGATGAAGGATTTACATCTACTGAAGCAGTTGATACGGTATCTAATAATACATTCTATGTACAATCAGCTAAATCAAACTTCAAACAAACTGTTGAAATTGAAATTCCTACAGGATATGTTCAAGTTCCTAATAAGATTCTTATTACTGGTTCTAGATACACTGAGGTTAAAGTTGGTGACTTCTTAGCCGCTTATGTTGACCCAACAGTTGTATTACAAACTGGTGAAGTTGCTAGAAAACTTACAAGAATTTTAAGTAAAAAACAATATGCTGGTGACACTACATTAGTAGAGGTTACTTGTGATGCTAGAATTGAAAAAACTAACTATAGTGGTGATTATCAAACAACTAGATACACATCTATTGATAACTACGCTACTACTTATAAAGCTATCTCTCTTAAAGGATTTAGAATTAGACAAGCTTCTTTACCTGATGGTACTGAAACTAGACAAAATGCTATACTTAACTTAGTTGCTAAAGGAACTCCTTTATTCAAAGCAATTACTAATAAAGAAGCAATCGACTTCAGATATTTAATTGACTCATTTGGTCTTGGTTTAACTGAAAGATCTAAACAACAATTAGTTGATATCTGTGGAGAAAGATTAGATGCTCTTGGAATCTTGAATATGCCTTCTATGAAATCATTTAAGAACTCATCATCTCCTACTTTCGTAAATGCTGAAGGTGTTTTACAACTTGAGTACGTTGCTAAGGGTGGTGACCCAGAAAGCTCTCCTGCGTTCCTTTATTCATTCGGTGACGGAGCAGGTACTACAGCAGTAGGTTACTTTATGCCTTACTTAACTGTAAGTGATAATGGCAGACCAATTGAAGTTCCGCCAGCAGCATGGGCAGCAACAACTTATATGAGAAAGCATACTTCAAATATAAGTGGAATGACTCCTTGGACAATCGCAGCGGGTGTTACTAATGGTAGAATTACTAATATAGTATCAACTGAAATGGATTTCACTCAAACTGATATTGAGTGGATCAACCAAGCTCAAATGAACCCAATCGTGTTCAAGAGAAATAGAGGAAATGTAATTGAAACTGAAAATACAGGTCAAACACTTTACAAATCAGCTCTTTCATACTTACACGTTAGAGAAGTTCTTATCGAACTTGAAAGAGAATTGTCAAGAATGTTATTAGACTTCCAATGGAAATTTAATACACCTGATATTAGAGCAGAAATTAAACTTAGAGCAGACGTTATCTGTGAAACTTATGTAAGTAAGAATGGTTTATACAACTACTTTAATAAAATGGATGAAGAAAACAACACTAATGAAATCATTGATAACCAAATTGGTGTTCTTGATACATATGTTGAACCAATCAAGGGTATGGGTATTATTGTAAACAATATTACTATCTTGAGAACTGGTGCTATCTCTGCGGGTGGATTCATCAACGGATAATAATTAATAAATTTTATAATAAAAAAGAGGAAAGTGAAAACTTTCCTCTTTTTTTTTGTTATAACAATAAGGTAAATTCATAGGAATAACTATTCTATGAATATATAAATAAAAAATAACAACATTATATGTCTGAACAAAATAATATGAGTGAAGAAGAATACTTAAAGAAACATCTTGGTAGTTTAGAATCTTCTAAAAATCAAAACAACTCTGATATTCCATTTGTAGAGCAACCAAAAATTGACAATACAAGAACTACAGATCTTCAATATTTTAACTTTGATATTAAAGAGCTTCCGTGTGGTACTTTTTACCCAACAGGTACCGTATTTATGGTAAGACCTGCTCAAGTAAAAGAAATCCAATCTTATTCAATGGTTGATGACCAAAACTTTTACGATATCGTTGAAAAAATGAATGACATTCTTCAATCTTGTGTTAGAATTAAATATTCAGATGGTAAGATGGGTTCTTATCTTGATGTAAAAGACCAAGATAGATTATTTTTAATTTTCTTAATTAGAGAATTAACATTTCAACAAGGTAATTCATTAACAGTAACTACAAAATGTGGTTGTGGAGAAGAATTACAATTAGAATTAAAAAGAGATCATTTTTCATTTCACGAAATTGATGAAAAACTTGATAGATACTTTAGTAACTCTACAAGATCTTATCACTTCACAACAGTAAATGGTAAAGAGTTTGAATTAACTCCACCAAATATTGGTCTTCAAAAAGCTTTTACTGACTATATCTTAAAAGAAAATAATGAAAAAAGAACTCCAAATCTTTCTTTCTTAAAAATTATTCCTTTTATGTTAGCTGGTAGAACTTCTGTTACTTATGAAGGTATCAAATCTAAATTAAAAGAGTTTGAAGAAATTGATGATATTTCTTTCCAATTCTTAAATGCTGCTGTTAGCAAAATGACTTTTGGTATCAAAGAATTGAAGAAAAAATGTTCGTGTGGTGAGGAGGTCCACACAGACATGCAATTTCCCAACGGAGCGTCAGGTATTTTCGTTATTCATGATGCCTTTGAAGCATATATTAAAGAATAAATTATTACTACAAAAACACTTTCATACACAAGAATATGCTATGGATGAATGGCCCTTTTGGATGTTTGAAGAAAACATTAAGTTGGTTAATGAGATTGTTGAAGAAGAAGATTCTTCTAGAAAGAAACAAGAGCAAGACCAACAAAAAGGAATGCCAAACTTTGATGCTAATTCAATGATGAGAAATGCTTCTAATATGTCAAATAGCATACCTAAATATTAAAATTAAACCCACCAATTGGTGGGTTTTTTATTTATTAAACATAAAAAAACCCATCTTAAAAGATGGGTTTTTAATTTTATTATCTCTATTAATATCCAGATAAAATTGGAGGATTGATAGTAAAGTTATTATCAATGTACTCATCAATGAAATAGTCATAAATAAAGTCAGATTGAACTGATTCAATAATGTTATTTGAAGACCAGTCTAAAGCATAACCTGCTATTTGTTTAATTTGTACGTTTTGAAAAGTAACACGTCTTAAAACAACACCTTTTTTATCGTGTTGGTTAACAATAACAGTTCCGATAATATCACTTTTATAGTGAAGTGAACCATTTTGTGAGTTGAATACTAAATCGTACCAAGCCTTCAAAGCATTCCAAGTCTCCATAGAACCTTGTTGGTTAACGTTAACATTGAACTTAATGCTAAATTCACCAGAGGTTTTAGTTGGAGTTGTCAAGAATTGACGAGTTGAATACTTGAATCTTTGTTCTTTAACACCAACGTCAAACTGTGTTAAGTTCATATCAATGTTCAAAGCGTTTTGAAGAAGTAAAATTGGGTTTCTACCCTGTGCTTGTAAAATAACAGGCAATACAAAGGTAATCTCAAATAAATTAAGATATACTACTTCATCAGGTAGCGTACCAGGACCCCCTGGTGAACCTGTGTTCAAAAGTTGAGTAAAATGTGGTAATGGCATATTTTTTTTAATTATTTTTTATAAATTATATATTTTTCTTCGTTCTTCCTTTAGCTCTATTTTAAAATATTATGTTGTAAAAAATGCCATTTCCACTTTTTAATAAATACAATATATGAACTGTAACTATAGATATTGTAATAAGGAGATTATCTGGGGTAGACCGGATCGAAAGTTTTGTAATAAAAACTGTAAGTCTAAAGAAAAAGCCATATCAAAAGAGTTAAAGGCTCTAAATAGAAGAAGTAAAAAAAGTAAAGACTTTGTTGAAAAATCTAATATTAAACACGAATACAAGTATAACTATGATTTAATACTTTATGAAAACTGTAGAAGTAAGGTTAAAATAATATGTCCAATTCATGGGGAATTTGAACAAACACCAAATGCTCACTTATATGCTGGCAGTGGATGTGAGAAATGTGCCAGAGAAGCCAGAAGAAAAGAAACAATATCACAATAATTTCATATAAAAAGAAAAGAAATTTTTAATGAAAGTTTTTATTACAACAGATTGGCATTTTGGAGTATATCTTAATAACTTAGATAAGTGGTTAGATATGATGGAAGATTATTTCTATAACTCTTTTATTCCTTATATCAGAGAAAATGCTAAACCAGGTGATATTTTAATACACTGTGGTGACTTATATGACAACAGAACATCTATTCCTATCATTGCTTCATACAAAGCAGAGAAGATACTTCTAGAGCTATCTGAGATACTTCCACTACACATCATCGTGGGTAATCATGACTTATGGAACAAAGGTTCGAATGATATCAATTCAGTTAGATTATTTAATCACGTTAATAATGTGAATGTTTATACTAATACAACTACTATTGAAGTAGATGGTCAGAAATTAGTTTTAATGCCTTGGGTTGAAAAGAGATTAGATATGATTAAAGAAATTACTAACAATCAAGGCGATTACTTATTCTGTCACTCAGACTTAAATGGCTGTCGCATGCATTTAAATTCAGTAGCACATAGAAATGCTGATAAAATTGATGTTGATGAGTTTAAGAAATACAAACACGTTTTTAGTGGACATATTCACATTCGTCAAACAAATGAAAATTTCTCGTTTATAGGCTCTCCATATCAAATGGATAGAAATGATATGGGAGATCAAAAAGGTATCACCATTCTCGACCTAAATAGTGATAAAATTGATTTTGTACCTAACATATACTCTCCAATTTTTAGAAAATTCAGAGTTGTTAATGAAGAAGATATTGATAAATTAGATGAGTTAAGAGGAACTAAAGATTATATTGATTTAGCTATCTCAAATAACCTGTTAATTAATAACAGAAAACTTCGTAGAAAGTTAGAAGTTATGTTAGAAAAAGGCAACTTTGCTTCTGTAGAATATATCGATGATATTACCAAAGAGTTAGTTGATGGTGAAGAAGTAAATGAATCCAATGAAGTTGAATTTGATGAGAATGGAATGGAAATATCTGTTCAACTAGAATATGAAGATTACATCAAAGAGTATATCTTAAAACAATCTTATGATAATGATAAATTTAAATCAGGAATTGTAAATGAGTTTGATGAAGTCATTAAGATATACAACGAAAATTATAAAGTCAAAGCTGACTAAAACAAAAACTCATCTTTAAGATGGGTTTTTTATTAACTTTATTTTCAAATCATTTGTACCTTTTATTAATCGATGATAAACACCCATTGGTATAAAGACCTTCTCATTTATTTCTTTAGGTATTTCATTATCAATTTGAATTAACCAATCTGTTTTACCAATAGATTGAATTATTCTATCTTCTCTATCACGATGCCACATAAATTCACCAGAGTCCGTCTCATGATTGAACTCTCTGATGAATACATTATTACCTAATTTAGTTTCTTGAAAGGGAAGTGTCATATTAATCAATTTTAAACTTTGTTTTGTTTAACATATTTATTATATAATCTGCGTATTGTTCAGATGTAAACTTTTTTCCATACTGTGATTTAAGTTTTTGAAACTGATCATTCACCTTATTCGCAATCATTAAACCAAAACTATTTTTATCTTTACCTTTTGCGGTATCTATTCCAAAATCATAAGCTCTTTTCTTAACTTGTATACCAGTTTTCTTCAACCAATTATTATATACTTCTAATACTTTATTTTTATCATCATCTTTATACCAATAAAACTTTAGGTGGTCATTGTCTTCTATAAAATGTTTAGCATCATATCCACATTTGAAAGAAATTGCCGAGTTTTTTAATTCACCTTCTGTACAAGCTTTGTAAAAGTCACTTATAAGAGTTGCGAGTCCATTGAACCATCTTTTCAGATTGTCTTCACTTTTCTCAAATGTTACATAAAAGTTTTTTGTTATTTCTTGATCACCTATTACTTCTTTTTGTTTAAGACTTGAGTTATAATTTACACCAAACCACTCATTTTGGTCATCCTGTCCAATTTTCATTACTCCACTTTTATACTTAGCTAAGTATTCATCAAGTATTTTTTTCCAATTAGGAGATACTTTTTGAATAAAATCATTAAGTTCTGTATGTTCTTCTTTTCCTCGAATTATATTTTGATATATCCAAGAAGAAAAATCCATATCTACTCCATTTAAACTACTATTTATAAAATAAATTAGTTTTTTTCTTCTCTCGTCACTGATTGTAAAAAATTCAGATTCAAATAAATGATATGTTTTTAAGTGTTTCATAGTTTAATTTTCCAAATTTTAGGATTTATACCACTTCCAATGTAAAATGCCATTCTTCTATTACCGCCAACAAGATACATTTTACCATCTATCTCTAAAACTGATGAAGCAGAAACTTGACCTTCTTTAATTTGTTTATCTAATATATTCCAAGTATTTTGATAGTAGTCATACTGACCAGCTCTTCTTATGTCATCTTTAAGTTCAGGAAATTTATCAAATAAACCTGTTTGATAAATACTTAAACCATGTTTTGATAATTCACCAGTAGCCTTATCATAAGATGACTGAAGTTTTTTAACTAATTCGGCATCTTTCAAGAAATCACTAAAATCGCCTCTATCAATTGAATTAGAATCTTGTGCTATTTTTTCAACATCTTTTCTTGTAGTTGGTGTTAAAACACCTCTATCAAATAATTTCTTAGACCAAATAATAAAAGGTTTATATTTTTCAGATGAAACTTTAACCTTATCACTCTCTTTAACTTCTATAGTAAATTCTTTAAGTTTAAGAAGATCATCAGTTGTATATTGATCAGATTCAAATTTTGGATCAATATGTCTTTCAAATTCTTTTGGTTCGCCAAAATTTTCACTTGACATATCAAATATACTTTTATCTATATCTTTAGGTAGTTTATCCTGAAGTTTAGAAAAAATTCTAAACATTTCTTTTATTTCAAACTCACCTCTTTTGTAATTAACTAGTGTATCTGATGAAACAAATTCTTCATATAGTTTTAAGTACTTCATTTAATATTAATTATTTTACCAATAACCAGGATAAGTTTTTCCACCCCACAAGTGTCCATATTTGTTAATTCTACAAGCCCAATATCCAGCTTTAGTTTTATCTTTTTTCATATCACAGTTATGTCTAGCCGCAAATGACTTTCTAGCTTTAGGATTACTAACTTTAGCTGTTAATCCACCGTGAACATCACCAAATGCTATCTTTTTAACTTTGCCAGTTTTAGGATTCTTAACATAAACTTGATACTTTTTAGCACCACCTCTCATAGGGTAGTTTAATTTAACTTCTTTATTGTGATATTTGGCCTCAAATACATAAGCATCTTGACCATCATCATATTTACACTTACAAGGTTGACCATCAAATTCTCCTTCAAAAGAAATACAAGATGATTCACCATTCTTTGTCCAAGTTGTTGGTTTAATATTTGTAACCATTTTACCCATAACATCATATTTGAAATCAGGAGTTACATCATGTATAGAAAATGCTGGTTGATTTGTCTCAACAACAAATTCCATTGGTAAATCTAAAGGAACTAGTTCACCATTGTACATTCCAAACTTACCAATATCAGTTGATTCGTATAATTCTTTATCAACATCACATAGATTAACTCTACCTAAATCAAATAACTCTCTTGCTTCTTTGATTACTTCATAGAAAGCATCAGAACCCGGTCTGAATATATTTTCAGTAATAGGTTTATTATTCTCTAAATGATATTTAAGAGATTCTGATATATTTACAGATTCTGTGAATTTAATAATTTTCATAAAATTATATTTTTATTTATTGACCAGCAATTGAGTTCATAAAGTCAGCTATATTCATAACTTTAACATCAGTTTCTGGATTTGATTCCTCTTCAGAACCACAAGCACAGTCTTGACAACCACAACTACAACCCTCTTCTTGCTCAGGTTCAAAAGAATGTGGAGTGTTATATTCTTCTTCAGATTCTTCTTCACCTTCAGGTTTAACCTCAACCTCAACTTCAATTGTAAAGTTTTCAAAGCTTTTAACTTTTCTTAGTTTATCAAATTCTTTTTTAACTTTTTCTTGGTCTTCGACATCGGTCGTAAATGATGGTTTCTCATCTTTATCTACTAAAACTTCAGCATTAAAAAGAACTTCTTGGTCTTCAATCTTGTCTTCTTTTTTGGTTTCATTAAATTTTTTAATGTGTTTCATAATTATTAGTTTATTTTGATACTCTTATATATTAAATTCACCTACTAAGAAAAGATAAATTAATATATATGTAAAAGTTTATAATAATAGATGTCAAATCATAAGAACTTATTATTTTTCAATAAAGAAGGGGATAATTTAAATTTTAATTATAGTGATATAAATGATAGATTCGAAGGATCTATAATGTTTCATGAGAACTCAAACGATACGTTTAAAACTGCGGGTATTTATACATTAGAAAAGATTCCATCTTTTGAGTTTGAAAAACCAGGTGAAATGTATTTGAGTAAATTTCAGTTATTCAATGAATTTGGATTTGACTTTTACGAGGGTAAATATTTTACTCAATCCGTAACAAAGATTGAACCTATTAACAACGATCCTAACTTTTATTCAAAATGGATTTATGGTGAAAAGTTTGATATATTTTTTCCAATTGGAACTATTATTAGATTCAATTCGTCATTTTTAGAATTCACTAATCCATTACAAACATATACCGTTGTATCTGTAAAAAAAGGAGCTATAATGATTATAAGCTCTGTGGATAACGCCACATTTGAAGTTAACTATTATAATGAATACATATACAATGATACTTACTTAGGCAAATCTATATCAGCCATTAACGCAATAGGTGTTTATAATTACATAGATGGTTCTTATAAAGATAATTTATCAGCTTGGAATGAACCAAGTTTTTATGATAAATTATACAAAAGAAAAAAACTTAATATTATAAATAGTGAGTTTAATAATAAAACGGTCACTGTTTTAGAAAAAGAAATAACAGATACTAGATTTTTTGAATACTACACTTCAAATATAGATAATAATCAAGATTTGATTATAGAAGTTGCTTCAAAAACTGATTTACCTAAAATATATGAAGGTTCATTATCATTTGAATACACTGCTGGAACTTGGTCTACACCTGAAATCAATAAATTAGTTTTTGGTGGACTAGTACCGCAAGTTTTAAAGTCAGGTAGAGAATTTAAAGTAATTGGCTCTAATAATAATCAAAATTTCTTTACAGTCGCTAGTATTCCAACATTTTACGGAAATAGTCAACAAACATTTTATGATGTTAAATCTCAGGTATTATTTAATAATAAAATATATGAGTGTATTCAAGCTTATACTCAAAGTTTTGCTTTAGAATCGACACAATTTATAACACCGACAAATGAGCCAACATATTGGACAGATATAATTTCTCATGTAAAAGTTGACCAACAAATAACTCCGGAATTCTTATCAAGTTGTCAAGTTTATCTAACTACTGATAAACTTTATTTCTCACACGGCTATACACAAAGCTCGCAAGTGACTTTAGCATCTGCTGCTGAAAAATACGCAAGTGACTTAAAATCATTCAATGTTGAACTTTTTTACGAAAAAGGTCAATTGAAGGCTGATTTGATGTATCCAAGTAAATATGTAGAGGTAAATTACTATCAAGGATCAGTTGGTCCAACATATTCTATTGGTAATATTAAACAAACATATGAAAGACTAATTCAAGTATCAGAACCATTAACAAAGGAATTAAATTATAACTTCTCATCAAATCATTCAGTTAATATAGTATTTACTGACTTAGATGAATATGGTTTTAAATTAATAGTAAATAAACAAGTATTTGAAGAAGAAATAGCATGGGTTTATAGTGGTATCGGACCAGACATGGTAAGAACTATTGATAGAACTCTTAGAACTTGGTTAACAAGAAATTATATCAATCTTCAAAAATTAGGAATAATAGCCGATTTACAATATATTGGATCATTTACTTCACCTTTTTACAACTCAATAAAATTACACACAGAATATCCAAATGTTGAAATGTATGTAAATGATGTTAAAGTTGGAACAACTGCTAATTATTACATAGAACACTCAAAAGTTTTATTCAATGATATGGGTAGTTACTTATCATTAGAAATCAATAGTGATACTTATGACCAAAGTACAATATATTTAACAGGAACTTATTCACAATATCCTAATATACCAGCTACATTACAAGCTTGGGTAGATGAACATGGATCATACTTAGCAAATTATGGAATATTAGTAACTAATATACACAATTTATTAAAATTTGATGTTAAAAAATTAGATAGAAGACTAGATTATACTATAACAACCGGTAAGAGTTCTCTACCAGGTATGAGTGATTATATAATTACTAAAAAAATTAAAGGAAATAATGGTGTAGTTATAACATCTAATGAAGTTAGACTACCAGATTCTGCTTCAGGTACTTATTCATTTGAAGATGCTGGTTTCGCAACCGGAATGGCATTTTCCATAAATAACACATTTCACACTTGGAATAATACAGAGTTTAATGTTCAGTTTTTAGATCCAGAAGTTATGAATTTAAGTTACCAAGGACCATTCTGGGGCACTAAAGACCCCACTTGTAACTCATCAGCTTTTATAACACTAGCATTTGAAATTGGATTTGGACAAACTGCTTGTGATCCAATTATTGGACCAACTGGAGGTTCAAGTGGCGGTCCATTTAATTTACAACAATTTAGTAGTGCGTTTAGTTTAGCCTATAATCCAAATGTTTACACAACGAATACATATAACCTACAACAATATAATGGTACTAATAATTTAGTTGATATATCTTATGTTCAATTATCTAACGCAATTTATGCTTTCGGAGATGAGGTTATAGTAATGGATGCGTTCTTAACAGATTACTTAACAAATATTCCTTTACCAGGAAATACACAAAGTAAAAAAATGGAATTTAATCCAGTTAATAACTACTTATATTGTGTTTCTAATAAAATCATTTACGCTATTGACCCTTTAATAAACACAGTAGTTAAATCGATGACATTCTCAAATACATCATTGATTATTGATGATGTTAAATTTAACACATCAAATGGTGATATGTATATTTCTTTTATAAATTCACCAACAGTTGATATTTATAACTCAAGTAACAATTACTATACTACTTTATCAGGATCTACAACAAACTTCCCATCAGGTGCTGTATCAACTGGAAAAATGGCTTTCAATGAATTTGAAGGCGATATGTATATTCAAACTTTTGGTACACTAGACCAAGTTATAAGAGTAAATACAAATAGAACTATACAAACATCTTATGGTATATCAGGTTTAACGGGTTCTTTATTTTATGAACCGGTAAATGAGTCAGTTTATGCTTACGACGCATCAAATCTTTGGAAAATTGATAATGGATTAACAGTTTCTATATCAGGCGTATCAGTGACTGGATTCTCAGATATTATATTTAATAATTTAACGGGTCAGATGGATTTATCAGACTCATCAACAGCCTTCAGAGGAATTGATTTAACTACAAATAATGTAGGATTTACAACATATCTTGGTAATTATGGTCATTTAGCACTAAATCAATATGATGGAAGTGTTTACATGTCATCCAAAGGATCTAGTGCTATAGTGGTTATTAACCCAGTAGATGGAACATCTCTTAATATCAATCCAATGACTTCGATGACTGATAGAATAATCTATAATCCTGAAAGAAAATCAATTTGGACTATACAACCAGGATTAAATTCTATAATAGAGGTTGAGGTTACACTTAATAGCACAATAACACCTGAAATAGTACCATCGGTTCCTATATCAGAAGATAATAGATATGGTACATTAAATCCAGATTATGTACCACATGATAGTTTATGGTTAAAAACTAAAGAATATTTAAGAAAACCAAGAGAGAATTTTTCTCAAGAGGCAAGAGTCGAATACTATTGGAAATGGTATTCTGATGTATCACCAGAATTCTTTATTTATGACTTCTCAGGAACTCAGTTAACTAATTCAGGTAGTTATTCATACACAGGACCTAAACCTTTACCAACGGTTGTTTTAAATAAAAAGCCTAATAAAGATTTAACAAAATTAGATTCTCCGGAATATCAACAAACAATATTTGATGAGGTTTACTACCCATTAAGTTATATTGATGACGAAACAAATATATCAACAGCACCAGAACCTTTAGAATTATTCTTAGGATTTAGAGCTGATGATGAAGGAGCAATAAGATCGATATTACAGCTTTATAAAAAAGAAGATGTCTCTTTATCAATTAATTCAACATCTACTAATAACACTTTTATAACTTTAGAAACTTTAGATCCAAATGGACCAGATAAAAGAGGTTTGATAAAATTAAATACAAACTCATCTGAATACTTTACAGAAAAAGGTCTTAAAGAAGGACAACTAATAGCCGTTTACATAAAAGATAATATGAATAAAAAGAATCAGTATATCTCACATAATAATGGTTCAGTTTTTAAAATTAGGAGTGTATTTTATAAAACTCTTATTGTTGATTTCTTAGGAATAAATGATTATTTATTTACTGAAAGTACTTTAATTTCGAATTATCCAACTTCAGGAAATACAACGTATTGTAAATTTGATATTAACGTAATTGATAGAGAAATTGGAAGATTCATAACTTATGGTCAAACTGAGATTGAGGATATACGATTCAAAACAGAATTGGGCAATGTTGGTAAATTAATAGCACCAAATGAAGTATTTATTTTCAAAGACTATGATGTTTTAGAAGGTGGTATTGATTGGACTTATCTTAATAAGAAGAGAAAAGAAATGTTAATGATGAAACACTTGATATATCCTTATATCGGTGCTTATAAATCAATTATTAATGCTATTAACTTTTTTGGTTATAACGATTTACAATTAAATGAGTATTATAGAAATATAAATCCAGAGTCTGAAAAATTCTTAAAATTATTTAAGCAGGAAATACCTGATATATTTGATAATACGGTTGAGGGTTGGACTGAAAGTGACTTCATTACAAATAACTTCCCTAATGATGATTATGAAGAAACTAGAATGTTTAACTTAACATATAACATAACTGATAAAGATGGAAATAATATCATTAATTATTCAATTGATGAGGTAATTATTAAATTACAAGGTCTTAAATACTGGTTAAAAAGAAATATTATACCTTTAACTCATAAGATATTAGACATAACAGGTAGAGCTTATTTCAAAAATCAAACTGAAATAACACACACATCATATGATATTCAAATGATTAATATTAGACAAAATATGACACCAATTTCATTCAAATTGAATGAAGTTTATCTTATGCCTATTAATAGTGGATCAACCGTATATAACTGTGTAATTGATTTCTATTCAATAGTAGATGGTGTTGGTGCTGATAAAAATCCAACAGGATTACTAACACCACCTAAACCATTTAATGGATCTAATCTTGATTTACCTGATTATTTTGATATAACAATAAGAACTTATAAAACATATAAAGAATGGGCACCATTTACAACTTATAATACTGGTGATAAAATTTCATACTACGGTAAATTATACGAGTCACAAGTTGACGGTAATAAAATTAAAAATCCGAAAAAGTATGAAAACTTAACAAGCTGGGTTTCGGGTGGTTCATATTCAGTAACTACCACGGTTGAATATAACAGAGATGTTTTTGTTTATAGTGGATTAGGAACTATGTCATCTACTGCTAGTTCTATCATACCACCAATAAATGATAGTGACAATTGGTTAAAAATAACCGAATGGAAAGAAATAAATTATGAACCAGTACAAACTATTAAGGAGTTTAGAAAAATTAATAAACCAGATGATACAAGAGTTTACCCACAGATAGGTGGTAATTCAAATCCAATGCCACCATCTAGCATTCCTATTGATTCAAATACGTTAGAAGTTTACTCACCGAAAGGCAATAATTCAAATCCAATATTACCTTTTAATTTTACAATTGATTCTAATATAGATCCATTTATTGTGATTGAAGTTACCTCAGACAATGGTTATGGTTTAATTTATAGAGATAAAAAGAATTATGAAATAAGAGGTCTTAAAGATTTAACGGAACCAACTACTTATATTGATTTAATAGGTCCATTTCAACCAATAACTCCAATTTATTAAAATAAAAAAACCTCTGTGAAAACAGAGGTTTTTTTAATTAACTAATTTATTATTCAGTTACTTTTTCTTTTTTAGATTTAGTATTTGGCTCAGATACATTTTCAAACTTATCAGATACAACACCATCCTCAAATGTAAGAACCCAATCTTGGATATCTTGTGAAAGGTTTTTACTTGCTGCTTCATAATAATTAAACATTTTACTGATACCACCAATTCTTAAAAGAATCTTAGAGAAAGTATAAGCATCTTTAGTAAGACCTTTTACTTTATGTTTAGAAATCAAATGGTAGATATAAGTGATTTCCGTAGCATTAACAGCAAAAGCAATCAAATCATCATCATTTGTATATTTAGCTTCTTTCATAGAACCTAACATATTTGTCAATTCAATAGCAAAGAATACTGTATTAACATCATATTCCATTTTAGTAAGAATTAAATCTGTTAAAAACTTATGCTGAGGTCTATTTAATTGAAAATTATACTTAGCTTCTTTAAGAGCCGCTGAGTAAGAACTCCACAAACCTTGAGATTCTAAATAAAGACTATCTTTTTCTCCCTCAGATTTACCTTTACCTGAGTTATTTTTCATAAAACTCTCAATGTCTTTAATTTTAGAATCCAATAAAGACTCTTCTTGAGCTGTTATGATTAAATTATCCATCTCATTTTCAAAAAATGATGTTTCTGGTTTTACTACTTTTGTTTCAATCTTTTCCATATATAATTTTATTTATTTTATTTTTTATTAAGCGATAAATTCATCTTCTACTTTACCATCTTTCTTTTGTTCTTGGTAAAGCTCTTCAACTTTATTAGCTCTTGCTACTTTTTCAACACCATATTTATTAACAATAGCTGAGAAAGTATTTAAATCAGTTTTAATAAACTTGATTTTACCAGTTTCAATGTTGATATTGATTTTATCAATTTCTTGTTCCATTAAAATTACAATCGATTCATCATCAAAAACACTAACTAAGTCATCATTAATAGAAACTAAGATTTCTTTTTGAAGAACAAAAGCAAAATGATCCGGAATCTTTGTTACTTTGATAAGTTCTTTTTGTTTTTCGCAACCTACGAATTGGAATTTAATACTCACTGGGAAGGATTTTTTGTTAAAGACTTCATAAAATCTTGCGATTGCGTCTTCTGATACCTCATAAAATTTATCCATATTTTTAGAATTTATATTTTTTATTTATAAGTTCTGTAGTGGTGAAAGTTTACTTAAAAAAGTAAAATAAGTAATAAAATTAAAGATATAACTGAAACAACTGGAATTACTCTATATCTTAAATTATCATAATATTTATTACTTCTAAATGTGTCGTTAGGTAGTGAAAATCCTAAAACAACAAGATATGAATATTTATCAACTTTTTTAACCTCATAAAAATCATACATTTCTTTTAATCCCTTTGAGTCTAAATACTCTGAAATCTTAACGGTATATTCTCTTATAGATGTCTCAGCCAGTTTATCAATATCAGACTTTCTAAGATTATAAGGTTCTCCTATCATTTCAGCAGGTATATTAAGAACATTATATATTCTATAAGCATTATCAATTCTAGCACCAAAAACTTGTTCTAGTTCGATCTTATTTAATTTAAGAATTTTCCTAAATTCTCTAAATATTTTTATTTTTTTAAAAAAAGAAATTTTATTTGCCATATTAATTATATTATTTAATATTAATTTGTTTAACCATCACCCTTACTTCCCATGTCAGCATTTGTTTCTTTTGGATTATGTAAGTATAAGTTAATTCCCTGAGCCTCATCTTTAATTGTTTTCAATAATAAAATAACTTTATCTAGTTTTTGTAATTGTGTTTCACCTTTAGCATCTTTATGATAAGATTCATCTGTTTTTTTACTTTGAACACCGGTAGCACCAGCGCCTGCCTTTACGGCTGGTCTTTTGCCTAATTCAGCAGTTTGTATTTGTAACATATTAGCAAATACACCACTTCTACTTTCTAATACTTTTAACATATTACTAAACATAGTAGAATCCATAGCAGATAACATTGCTAAGTTACCAGTCAATACTCTAAATTCATGTAATTTACCAACATTTAAACCATTAATAGCTCCACTAAAATTCTTAACAGCTTTAGCCAAAGTATCATAAGCATTAGCAATCTTAACCATACCTTTAGCAACTCTAGAAATAGGATCTAATCCTAACATCTCATCAAGAACGGATTGACCTTTTTGTTTTTTAGAAAGATTATTTGCTAATTCAGCAAATGTCATAACATTTGATGCTATACTCTTCATATAATTTGGATCTATTTTAAATCCAAATAATCCTTTATTCTTATGAAGAATACGAGCAGTAACAACCAATTGATTTACAACTTTATTAATAATTCCAACATCAGCGGCTCTAGTAGTTTCAATAGAATACTTACCAAACGGACCAAGACTCATAGTTTTAACCTCGTTAATAGTAAGAATTTTTTCAAGTATTCTAGTTAATTTAGCATAATTTTCTAAATTCCAGTGTAGATTATAAACCCAATTCGTATCTAATTTAAAATCTTTGAAAAACTTTTGATTACTCCATAATATTCTAGCAGTATCAACCATTTGACTAACAATTCTATTAATAATAGAAACATCTTTCATTTTTCTAACTGTTGTAGTTGTAGTTGATTGACCAAATCCTAAGAAACCTCCTTGTTTTAGTGTTGCTTTTTCATCATAGCCTAGTATTTTATCAAGTTGACTGGTTAATGCGGCATAAGGCAAAACATTTTTAGACAAATTAAATACCCATTTAGGGTCTAACATAAACTTGAAATATTTTTGACTATCAAAAAGCATTCTAGCAGAAGAAGATATATTAGATATAGCACTTCTTAAAATCATAGAATTTATTGTAAATCTAGCCATTGTAAGACCCTTATCTTCTATTGCTTGGAAGATATCCATAAATCCAACAACTGTTGATTTCACACCACTGGCCCATTGTTCACTTGGATAAGAACCCCAAATATCACCAGCCTTAAAGAAAGCAAGACCAGAAGAAACTAAAGCAGCAGTAATATATTTAATACCTTTTAGCATATTACCAATAACCTCATCACCTGAAGTAAACCAACCAGTATCTTCACTAAGTGCCTTAAATACAGGAGCAAAGGCATTTAATGCCGCGCCCACACCTTTACCCCAATTTTCAGAAGGATAACCTTCATCAAAGGTAGCTTTATTTGCGGCAAATATATTAGCAGAATCAATAATACCTCTTGAAATAGTTATAATAGCCGCGCTCATTTTTTGACCACCACTGAACGGGAAATCTTCCAACATTTTATAAACAGGAGCAAAAGCACCAATTGCTAAACCTACTCCTTGAGACCATTCTTTAGATGGACCATTGATAAAGGCGGCTTTATTATTAGCAAAGAAACCAGCAGCATCAACTATACCACGAGATACTGTTTTAATAGCTGTGGCAAAATCATCTGGACCAACTCCACCACCTCCAAATAATGAAAGTATAGAGTTAGCCATCATCATAGCATAAACAGGAGCAAAAGCGCCCAAAGCTAAAGCTATACCACCTGCCCAAGCCAAAGTAGGACCACCGGTATATTTACCTTTTTCTAAAATAAGAGATGCTTGTACAATTGTATCAGCAACAGTTAAAACAGCCTCAGCACCAGCGGCTAACATAAGACCACCAATTCCAAATGTACCTATAATAAGAGCACCTAAGACCACCATACCAGCAGTAAATGCCGCCATAGAAATAGCAACAGAAGCTGACCAAGATAAAGGTGGATAATTACCATACTTACCAGCAGCAAGTATATAAGAGGAAGCAGTAATAGTAGCAGCAACTATAAGAACCATACCGGCACCAGCCAATATAGCAAGAGCACCAAATCCAGACATGGCGATAGCTCCTAATAGTACAATAGCTGGTGTAAATGCGATTAATGAAAGACCTACACCTAATGCCCATTTCCAATCTGGATATTTCTTATAATTACCCAAGGCTAAAATATGTGAAGAAACCATCACAGCAACCGCAATAACAACTATTAAAAGTGTGCCTATGAGAGCGTCTTTGATACCAACTTTCATTTTATTGAATAAAGCCATAACACCACCAATCGCAGCAGCAACAACGGCAAGAGCAACACCATATAATACTAACTTAAATAGTGTAGCGGCTGGTATAGTCTTAGCCATTGATAAGATATAAGAAGATGCTGTTATAGCAATAGCCACTAAAACCATAAATACAGGTATTTTAGGAACATCACTCCATTTCATTGTACTGATACCATTAACTATTTGTTTTATACCATAAGAAATAACAACAAATACAGCAGCAACACCAACAGCAGTTAGGAATTGAGAAAAACTAATTGGTTTTATTTTACCTAAAGCTACTGATGAATAAGCAATAGCGTAAGAAACAGCAACTAAAACAATTGGTAACATAAGAGCACCAACTATCATAGTAGCTGGACTTAAACCCTCAAACGATTTTAATAATTTTCTAATACCAAAGGCAATTACGGCAAAAACAATGGCAATACCAACAGCTGTTAAGAATTGAACAAATCCAATTGGTTTAATCAATTGGAAAGCATATGAAGCACCAGCAATACCTAGAGCAATTGCGGGTAGTATTAGAGGTAAGAAAATAACCGCTTGTAATAAATCTTTTGGATTTAAACCATCAAAAGACTTTAATAACTTTCTAATACCAAATGAGATAATAGCAAATACAATACCTATACCAACAGCTGTTAAGAATTGAGAAAATCCAATTGGTTTAATCAATTGGAAAGCCCAAGAGGCAAAGGCTATACCTAAGGCAATAGCCGGTAAAATAATAGCAAATCCAACAACAGATTTAATTAACTGACCCCAAGACATTTCCTTAAATGCCATCAAGAACTTATAAATTGATGGCCCTAGCATCGCAAATGTCAAAGCAATAAATGTAGCCGTAAAGAATTTACTAAATGATAATGGCGTAACCATTGATAATATCATTGAAGAGAGTGTTATACCAATAGATATAGAGGTTATTGCTATTATAAAGTTAACAGCATCGACTTTAGGATTAAATCCAGCTTCTTTTAATATCTTATGTATTTTAGCAAAGCCAATAGCTAATAAAGGCAAGGCTATAGATAAAGCTATAACTGAAAAGAAATTAACTTTACCAATTAAAAGAAAAGCGGCACCAATTGCCAAAACAGCCACAGCTATAAGTAAAATAACACCTAGACCTTCTTTGAAATTCTTTTGAGCTGTTTTATCTTTACCTAAACCTTCAGCAACATTTTCTTTTTTACCACTTTTACTCTTAGCCATATTCATAATGGTTTGCTGATTAGCTAAGATTTGTTTAGTATCTTTTTGTAAAGCTTTTACACCTACATTGATTTCTTTAATTTCTTTAACAAAATCACCACCTTTCATGGCTTTTGCGGTAGCAGACTGTGCCTCACTCTTATCTTTAAGAGCGGCAGCAATGTCTTCTAGTGCTAAAGACAAATTACTTAAACTATCTAGTAACTTCTTATCCATTAAATAATATAAATTTTACAATGTATATATAAAATAAACAAATACTTCTTAATATATAAATTAAGAAAGTATTATATTTGTATGAGAAAAATTGAAAGAATGATTAAGTACTATTTATTTAAAAAATCTATTAAGGATATGGAATTAAATAAAATAAAGGATAAAATCAATAAAAGAAAAACTCTAACTAAGAGAGAGATTAACTTTTTAGAATTATATCAATCAACTGTTAAAAAAGAAGACTTAAAAGACTTTTTATATTTGTCTAAAAATACTACTTTTAGTAAGATTTTAGAATTACTTGAAAACGGTATCAAAGTTATTTGTAATTTACACGACAGAAATGGTAAATTTGGTATGGAAATAGTTAAAATTGAAAACAATTTTGAGGAAGAAACCTGTAAAATAACTATGATTCACGATGAACATCATAAATTACATGATAAGTTCCTTTATAATTTAATATATAACATTAAGAAAGATGAATATTCATTAGAAGAACAAGATGAATATTTTGAAAAAATAGAATCAAAAAATGATTAAATCATTCAAACAGTTTATTAACGAAGAAGTATCGGGTACTGAATTAGTTGGTCCAATTGGACCAGCATATGGTGAAACAAGGTTACAAAATAAAACTGTTTCTTTTCACGATACAAATGTGATTCTATCAGAAATTGATAATGGATTCTATACAATAGACGAATACAATAATATATATAGTGATTATCTAAAACAAGGTGGAAAACCTTTACCAGATGGATTTAATAGAGAAAACTTAGACTTAGTTATTTCTTTTATGAATGATTAAGCGGTAATATTAACAACGGTCAAAGCATTAGATCCGTTATAATAAGATAATTTAACATCTAATCCTGAAGTTAAAATTATATCACAACTATACGTTCCATAAATATGTGATGGTGATGTAACCGGCGAAAGTAAACCAAAATAACCAACCTCACACTTTATAGAGTTATATTTAAAATTATAAGATATTTCAGTAAAATTATGATAAAATTGATTAAAAAATGAATTATTACTCATATCGCCTATAAAGTTATTATAAAAAGAGCCATTTATTATATTATTATTAAAATCTCCAATTATTATATTATTATTAAAATCATTACTTATTTTATTATTTAAAGCATTACCTTCAAAGTGATTATTATAACAAGTGCCTTCTAATTTATTATAACTCGAAGAAGTGTGAGTAAAAACATTATTTGATAATATTAAAGTGTTATTGTAAGAAGTACTTAAATATTTCTGAGAATAATTTCCTATATAATTATTAACACTAGTACCACCTACTTGAAATGTATAAAGTTCATCAAAATCACCATCATCATATTGACCAAAATAAACTTCTTTATAGCTAGTATAATCACCTGTAGGAATTGCCAAATAAAATTGATGAAAAAGTGATGATGGTGGACTAAATGAATAATCTGTTGGTATTATTTGAGAACCATTATTTAGTGATATCGAAGTAGGGACACTACCAGTATATAAACTATCAACTTCTACAGTAATTGTGGTATCACTAACTTTAGTTTTAACTTTTAAACCAATAGTATAACTTTTATCACCACCCCAAACACTATGTGAGTCTAAAATTATAATATCCCCGATAGAAAGATCAGACATAAAAGTCGTAGCAGATCCACTAACAGTTCCAGTTATACAATTCCAACTAGTTATTACACCATTCAACGGCAGTGTATCTCTTTCATAGTTTTGATATCTTTTGAATTTTATAGTTCTATGATCATAATCTGTTCTATTACCATCAACATCAATTCTTTCAGTAATTCTACCTTTAGCAGAATTACCAAACTCTGTTTCATTCCAAGTAAAATCATATTTAATTTTATCTTTTGGATAGTCAGGTTGATAAGCATCAACTGCTAAGGTATTTTTTGAAGTAGCTAAAACAATAATTGGATAATATGTACTAGATGTAAGACTTAAAACTGTTTTAGGCTTATCATCAAAATAAAAATCAGGCTGTTCATAAATAGATTGAAAGTCATTTATATAATAATAAGAACCTGTGGCAAATCCATTAGAACTATATAAAGAGTATAAATTTGAATATGTAGTATCTATAACTGGATTATATGTACCATCACCAATAGGTGTAGCAACACCTGAACTATTCATATAATACAAAAGACCGCCATCACTATCGTTGCTAAAAAATTTAACGTAGTTTGAAGCTGGAGCAGATATCAAGTTATCTTGTACTTTCTTTAATAATATATGAGACATTTGACTTATTTATTTTTATAACTTATATATTAAATTATGATTTGCTTTTAAGTGTAATTGTAACAACAGCTGATTTACCACCAAATCTATCTTCAGTAATTTCTTTTTCTAGATTAAAATTAGAAAAATCTATACCTCTAAAAAGACCATTCCACTTTCTATCTGTATAGTCAGAGGATCCAAAACCACCATTACATCTAACAGTGATTTTTAAATTTTCTTTATCTAAATTCTTAGTCATATTATTTGTAAAATCACTCTTTGAGGCGTTGGTTCTTAGATTCATATCATTATACAACTTTTGTATTGTAAATAAATCACCTTCAACTTTAGCTTTTTGTATAAAAGTAACTACTATATAGTGTCTCCAATTTGTACTGATAGAAACTCTAGCACTTTCTAAACGATTTTTAAGAGCTATTAATTCATCTAAGAAATCCCAAAATTTATCATCAATAATTTGTTCTGTATATCCACCAGATGGACCTAATTCAAAAGAATTTTTAAATTGTATATTCATTGATTTATAACCAGCAAACTCACCTTCTGTAATAACTCTTGGTGTGTTAAATGAATATTCAATACCTAAGTCAGTAATAGGAATAAGTAATTCATCTAATTCTTCTTTAGATAAATCAGTAATGTCTTCAGCGGATTCATTTAGATAATTAACAAAATTCTCAAGATATCTCATTACTTATTCTTTAATTTTCTGTCTAAGATTTTAGCAATATGGTCTCCAATAAAAAAGTGAACGTTTTTGATTGTATCTGTTTCAAATGTTTCAATCTCATCCATAAATTTGAATTGAAACTTATAAGTATCTAATTCCTCTTCATCAACTCTGTCTATTTTATGAATAGACAATTCCATATCATAGTTATTATTAATGTTAATATTGAAATCAAATGTTGTTTTATCACAAGGAGTTGTTTTGAACTTAGGTTCATACTCAACATCAAAGATTGAATAATCAGTAATGTCATCTCTTCTCATATAATAGTTTAAGAACATTGCTGGTGCCTCAATAAAGTCAGAAAGAATCTGTAAATCTTCACCAAAGTTTTTAGATTCTATGATATCTTCTATCTTCTTTTTCATATCAACCACATTTGTAAATTCTATCTTATGGTAAATACAGTTAATATCATATAAATAAATAAAAGAGTTATCAATTATATTTCTTTTATCTAAATCCGTCTTAAATATAAATTTAGTGTGTATAATAGATGTATCTTGTGTAGATAGACCGTGAATTGAAATAACTAATTTATAAAACTCTTCATCTCTTGACATCTCATATACAGATTCAACTGTATTTACTACGCCTTTTTCTTCAACAAAGACATCTTTGAACACTTGTTCTATTTCTGATATTTTAATTTCCATAATTATTTAAATTGATTATCGTAAACTTTTCTCTTTAGTTCCATTATTTTACCAACGTAACCATTTCTTCTTAGCAACTTAAAAACTAAGTTACCTACTGAATACTCACCACTCTCAGATTCTAAACCACTTTGTCTATAATCTTTTATCTTTTTCCAAACTTTAGATATTTTTTCATCAAAAGCTTCATATTTATCTTCTTCTGATTCTTCTTCAATATCATCAACCGACATCATAATAGTTTTAGCTTTTTCAGATATAAGTTTTTCATCTGGTTCAAAATCTGCTCTTTCAGGTCTTTTAATCCATCTATTATTTAATAGTGAAAAAACACCGCCCATTCTACCACCTTCAATAGCTTTATCTAAATCATCATTATCTTGAATAGCTATTTCAACTTCGTAGTTTTTAATTTTGATATCGTGTTGAGCATTCCAAACTTTCTTAGCATAATCGCACGCCTTTTCAACTAATTCAAAATTATCATCAATATCATCAAAGTCAATGATAACGTGTAAATCATAATCTGAATATTTTTCAGACCAATTATAATTACACAAAGAACCAGTAAGAACGATATCAACAACATCAGAAGATAATTCAACTTTTTCATAAAAGTCTTGAGCAATTTGTAATAATTGTTCTCTAACTTCATCTTCTAATTTAAAATCATCCCATAGCTTAGGATTCAATTCATCTTTAAGATAAAAAGACTTAATAGGTTCTAAATCTTGTTGATTGAATTCAAAATATTTTACAAGTTTCATACTGTATATATTAAATTCTATAGGCACTTTTTAATTATTCATTATATAACTTTATTGTAATTTTTAATATAATCTGTAAGAAAAAATATAAATAATTATGTCGGAAAAAATAAAGATACTTTTTTTAGCACCTCATTTATCAACAGGAGGAATGCCATCATTTCTATTAAGAAGAATAAAAGCTCTGATGAATAACGAAAACTTTGAACTGTTTGTTGTCGAATATGCTGATATTGGAGGATGGGCATATGTTGTTCAAAAAAATGAAATCAAAAAAATAATCAAGCCGGAAAATTTCTTTACCCTATATGAAGATAAGTCATTATTAATGAATATTATCAAAGATAATAATATAGATATAGTACATGCTGATGAGATTTTAGAAGCTTTTGAACATTCAAATAGAATACCAGATTCTATGTTTAATGACTTATATAACAATAACAGAACTTGGAAAATAGTAGAAACTTGTCATAATGTTTGGTTTAATCCAAATACATCTAAAAGATATAATCCTGATGGATATGCTTTTTGTACACCATGGCATAAATTTAAAACCTTCTCGGAAATGCCATCATATGCTGAAGTTCTACCTTTTCCAATAGAAAATAAAGTACCTACATATTTAGAAAAACTAGAAGCTAAAGCTTTATTAGGAATGGATCCTAATAAAAAACATATTATTAACGTAGGTTTATGGACATCTGGTAAAAATCAAAAAGAAGGAGTTGAAGTAGCAAAGTCTTTAGAAGAATCTAATCCAGAAATTCAATTTCATTTTATTGGAAATCAAGCACCAAATTTTGAAGAATATTGGGGACCAATAATGAGTGACCTACCATCAAATGTAACTGTATGGGATGAGAGATCTGATGTTGAAAATTTCATGAAAGCCGCAGATTTATTTATGTTTAACTCAACTTGGGAGTGTAATCCGTTAGTTCTAAGAGAAGCCGCTTCTTTTGGACTAAAAATATTGTCAAGAAATCTTGAACAATATATGGATATGTTTACACCATACATAACAGAAATAGATGGAGATATAACATCAACTAAATATAAAATAATCTCACTTCTTTCTTCTGAAAATAAATATGTAGTAGAAGATGAGTCTGAATCATTTGAGAATAACTACTCTAATTTCTATAAAAAAATTCACAGAATGCCAGTAATGGAACAATCTGTATTTACTCCCAAACCTGAGATTATTCAAAATTTTATTTTGAATCCTTTTTTAGAAATAAAAGGAGTGAGTGAGAGTAAATTCAAGATTGAATTTTATGATGAAGAAGGAAGATGTCACTATTCAGAAAACTTATCAATAAACCACTGGGTTAAGTTAAATAGAGAATATTTCACGAAATGGAATACCAAAATTTGGGAAGATGGATATTTAATACATGATTATACCTTAGATTTAAAAGGTAAAAGAGTTTATATCTGTTTAGATAGTAGTTCTTTAGGTGATACTTTATCTTGGGTTCCTTATATTAGAGAATTCAAAGATAAACATCAATGTCACTTAATTGTTTCTACTTTTATGAATTATTTATTTAAAGATTCTTACCCAGATATTGAATTTATAGAACCAGGAATGGTAGCAAACAATATTTATGCTATGTATAAAATAGGTTGGTTTTATAAAGATGATAAATTTGATGTATCTAAAAATCCAAATGATTTTAGAAAAGAGCCTTTACAAAAAACAGCCTCTGATATTTTAGGATTAGATTATAAAGAAACTAGACCATTATTAAATATTCCAAAAGTGGAAAAGAAAAAGAAAGTAGGAATTGGTTTACACTCAACTTGTCAAGCAAAATATTGGAACAATCCAACTGGTTGGCAAGAAGTCGTTGATTATTTAACATCTTTAGGATATGAAGTTGTTCTTTATTCAAAGGAAAATGATGGTTATATGGGTAATTTTCATCCAAAAGGTATAACTAAATTTGAAGCAGGTTCTATTGAAAGATTAATCGAAGATATGGCTTCTTGTGAATTCTTTGTTGGCTTAGGATCTGGTTTAAGTTGGTTAGCTTGGGCGTGTGAACTACCAGTTGTCTTAATTTCTGGATTTAGTGAAGAATATAGCGAAACAACATTAGATACTTACCGTGTTATAAATAAGAATGTTTGTACCGGATGTTTCAATAGATACAGATTAAATGCCAGTGATTGGAATTGGTGTCCAGATCATCAAAATACAGAAAGACAATTTGAGTGTACTAAAAGTATTACCTCAAAAATGGTGATTGACAAAATCAATCAAGTTTTATAAATGGATAAACCTATAAAAGTTTGGGTTAATGGAACTTTTGATGTTTTACACATAGGTCATATAAAACTATTAGAATTTGCCAGTCAGTTTGGTGAAGTAAGAGTTGGTATTGATACTGATGAAAGAGTAAAACAATTAAAAGGTGAATTGAGACCTATAAATAATATTAAAGATAGAATTGATTTTATGAATTCTATTAAATATGTAAATAGTTCGGTTGATTTTTCAACAGAAGAAGAACTTTGCGATAGAATAAAAGAGTGGAATACTGATATTATAATAATTGGTGATGATTATAAAGATAAAAGAGTAATAGGTTCTAACTTAGTAAAAGAGATTATATTCTTTGATAAAATAGATGGTCACTCATCAACAAAAATTATAGAAAGTAAATGATTAAGATTTTAGTAATAGGAGAAAAATGTACAGATAGATTTATGTATTGTGATGTTTCTAGATTTAGTCCAGAAGCACCAGTACCTGTTCTAAACCCTATTGAAATAGTTGAAAATGATGGAATGGCTGGTAATGTTGTTAGAAACTTAAAAGCTATGAATAATGATGTTTTAATAGAACATTGGTATCAAGATGAAATTATTACTAAAACTAGATTTGTAGAAAAGAAAAGTAATCATATGTTTTTAAGATTAGATGAAGGTGAATCAAATATATCTAAACTAAATCTTAAATTAAATCTATTATCTGAATATAGTATAGTGATTGTAAGTGATTATGATAAAGGATTTATTAACAATGAGGATTTATTAAAAATAGGTAAAAACTCAAAAATATCTATATTAGATTCAAAAAGAAAACTAAGTAAAGAAATTATAAGCAGTTTTTCATTTGTAAAATTAAATGAAAAAGAATCTTTACAAAACTCTGAGTTATTAGAGTGTAATAATATCTTAATAACTTTAGGTAGTAAAGGAACTAAATTTAATGGTAAAATATATCCTAGTCCAAATCCACAAGAAACTATTGATGTTAGTGGAGCAGGTGATACATTCACCGCTTCTTTTATACTAAAGTATATAGAAAGCGGTGATATTAAATCATCTATTATTTTTGCCAATAAAATGTCTTCAATAGTTGTTTCAAAGAGAGGCGTAGCAATACCTAATTAAGCTTGTTCTATATAATTCATTATAGAACTAGCAGCATTATTACCATATAACGATACAGCAAAGTTACCCAACGTATCAATAAATACAGGAGTACCGACACCACCGGAATATCCAATTATTTGATTATCTGATATAGAACTTCCAAGACAATCTAGATTATTACCTAGTGGGTAGAATGTTAACTCAAGCCACATATGCCATGTTAAAGTATTACTACTAGCTGAGTAAATTTGTTGATTTGGCGCATAAAAAACATTATTAGACCAAGACATCCACCAGTGTGATTTATTATTGTAGCAGTTTGTTATAATATGTCCGCTATTACCAGCAACACCACCACTACTACCAGCAGTATCTCCGAAGAAATAATCATTACCGGTGACAATAAACTTAGAATTGTGTAAAAGAACTCTTTGTTGATCCGATACGTTTCTATAGTTATTTAAAACCCAGTTTGGATAAGCATATACTGTTGGTCCAGATCCAAAATTAGTCATCCATGTAGTATTAGTAAAATACCAATTAGTAAGTGGTTCTATTGCTTGGCCTGGATTACTACCTGGAACATAACCATTGGTAGCATAAAAGTTCACAGAATCACGAGCAGTAAATTTACAATTATCAATTTCAAAATCCATCTGACCATGTCTACCAAATACTATATTACAGCCAGAATATCCGTTACTTCCGTGAGCATCGTTTGTATTCTCAAAATTAATATTATGTAGTTTAATAGCAATCTCATCACCGGCACCATTATCAGTACCACCAAGTGATGTACTACCATCACCTATATATAACTGAGGTGAAGGTTTTCCAGATATCTGATTATGACTGGTAACTATTTTAGCGCCACCAAAGGGTCCAGTAAAAGCACCCAAATAACCTTTTGAAGGAGCATCTCCTATAATACTAAACCAACCTGGTTGATACATTCTTATAGAACCATCAGCAGCGGCCATGTTTGATGGGAAATTAATTGTACAACCACCATTTAATTTAATAGTTGTTCCTTCAAGATTACCAGTTCCAGTTGTACTTGATTTAAACACCCAAGGTCCTATTTCAGAGTAACGACCAGGAAATACCCAAATGGTGTATTCAGCTTGATCATTTGTCATTAACCATTCTAGAGCTTTTGATACATGAGCAAATGGCACATCTATTCTACCACCGGTGCCAACTAATGCTGCTGCCGCAGCATCGACATCATTTCCATTTTGATCCACAAATAAAGTTCGAAGATAAGGTGTACCACCAGATATAGTAACATTAACACCAGTTCCACTATTCGAAGCAGTAACACCAGCACCTACAAAATTTAAGAAAGTTGCGGTAGTTGTTAAAGAGACACCCTCATCTTGTATAGTAATAGCAGAACCACCACCACTAATACCAGAAGATCCACTTGAACCACTTGATCCAGATGATCCGCTTGATCCAGAAGATCCACTTGAACCACTTGATCCAGATGATCCTGAAGATCCACTTGATCCAGAAGATCCATTTAATCCATCAGCGACCCAAGATATAGTATAAAAACTACCATTAGTGATAGATCCATTTTGAGCTAAAGGTGGAGAATTAAGTTGATAGCTATAATATGTGCTTATAGAAGTAACAGATGTTATAGTCCAAATACCCAATATGCTAGTATTTCCTATCTCATATATTTGTAAATAAGCTGTTCTACCAGCAGCAACTATTGAACTAACAGCTTGATGCCAAGTAGCGTAAGCACCACCAAGTGATGTATTCTCAATATTAATATTTGTTATAGCATTTATAACAACAGCATTTGTTGTAAATCCAGCTGTAACAGGAGCACCACCAGCAACACCACCATTTCTCCATCTACCACTGTTTGAACCATCATTACCAGCAGCACCGGCGGCACCTGATGTACCGGATGAGCCTGATGAACCACTTGATCCTGAAGTTCCTGATGAACCACGAGTACCTGAAGAACCACTTGATCCACTTGATCCCGATGAGCCACTTGATCCTGAACTCCCACTTGATCCTGATGTACCTGAAGATCCATTAGCACCTGATGTACCAGATGAGCCTGATGAACCACTTGATCCGGATGAACCACTTGATCCGGATGAACCACTTGATCCGGATGAACCTGAAGTACCGGCAGATCCTGAAGATCCACTTGATCCTGAAGAGCCACTTGATCCTGAACTACCTGAAGAGCCACTTGATCCTGATGTTCCTGATGATCCACGAGTACCTGATGATCCACTTGATCCTGAACTACCCGATGATCCACTTGATCCTGATGATCCTGAAGTACCAGCAGAGCCTGATGATCCACTTGATCCTGATGAGCCTGATGAGCCACTTGATCCAGAAGAACCACTTGTTCCGCTTGATCCATTAGCACCTGAAGTACCTGATGAGCCA